CGAGCCTATTCCGTTTGCGGGCATAATAGCCATTGATGACCAAGAAGATTTAGAACAAATGTTACGACACCAGTTGCATATCGTTACTGAGCAATTAGCTACGGTACAAGCCGAGTGCCAACGACTACGAAATAAACTAAGAGAGGCGGGTATAAATGACTGAAGAAGATAAAGGCATGCTACGTGATATATTTGCGGGCTTGGCTATGAACGGATGGATTATTAACGGGGATTATTCTAAAGAAGAAATACCCCAAATGGCATATATCATGGCTGATGCCATGATGGAAACTAGAGATAAAGGAGAAGAACTTGGAATTGCAGCAGTTAAACCTAGAAAGCGATATCTTAGAAAAGGTACTTGATCGTGGAAAGAAATATTGCTCGAGCTGTACTAGTTATAAGCCTGATATTGGTGGTCAAGTGCTTGTTGTTGGTAGTCGGCATAGACCAATTCGACGATGGAAGTGTGCTCACTGCCTAGCAAAGATTTCACAAGCTAAATACTCATCAAAGAAAAAATAATATGCCAGCATGGTCATACAGTAGTTTAAAAACATTTCAACAATGCCCGAAGAAGTATTACCATCTTAAGGTAGCCAAGGATGTAAAGGATGATGGTAGTGAAGCTACTGTGTATGGCAAAGAGCTACATAAAGTTGCTGAGGACTACATCAAAGATGGCACACCCATCCCCCCACAGTTTGCGTTTATTCAAGATACAGTAGATGCGCTTAAGAGAATACCAGGTGAAAAGCATACTGAAATTGAACTAGGTGTATCTAATAAAGGTGGCAGACTTAATCCTTGTGGGTTCTACGATAAAGATGCGTGGTATCGGGGTATTGCTGACTTGCTGATTGTTAATGGCGACGAAGGCTACCTAGTGGATTACAAGAGCAGTAAGAATGCAAAGTACGCTGACTTAAAACAGTTGGATTTACTAGCGGGTGCGGTATTTGCTCATTTCCCAGAACTTAAAACGCTTAAGTCTGCTTTGATATTTGTAGTTAGTAATGAGTTTGTAAACAAAGAACACAGTTCAATGCACAAGATGGCTTACTTTGAGCATGTGCGATTTGATTTAGAACGGCTTGAAACAGCCCTAAAAACGGGTGTATGGAACGCAGTAGCGGGTCCGTTGTGTGGGTGGTGTCCCGTCAAGACTTGTCATAATTATAGGGAGAGACGCAAATGAGCTTCAGTAAAGGAGTTACAAAAGAAAAAGGAAAACAAACCCCAAAAGACGCTTGGGATTACATTAGGGGCGAACATGAAATATGCCATTGCTCTTACCCTAGTTGTCGTAATAGAAAAATAACTAGAGACCAAGATGCTGTGTCTTGGGACATAGTGCATATAGCAAAAGATCAATTTGAATTTAACTTATCCCCATTAGCAAAACTAGCAGTAGTTGCTAACCCAAAAATTACGGATAGGGGTGAAGAATGGGGAGATTATTTTGTTACTTTATCTATGCATGCGGAATGCGCTGCAGAATGGGGTATGCACTTGATTAAAGACGCCCTTGAGAGCCATAATGTAGGGACTAAACTTCGTAAGGAAAAACCTCAAAATGCCATACGTGAACAAACCAAGACCATATAAAAAAGAATACGAACAGTATCAGGGTAAACCCGAACAAATAAAGAATAGGGCTAAACGTAACACAGCCCGTGCGGAGCTAATGAAAGAAGGAAAGGTACACAAGGGTGATGGAAAAGACGTCGATCATGCAAAACCTCTCAGCAAGGGGGGAACAAGTGCTAGGGGTAATCTCAAGGTTAAACCCGCTAGCAAGAACAGATCATTCAGTAGGAACTCAGACCACTCCGTCAAACGGAATGCAAGCAAGAAATAGCATCCTAACGGATTACAACTGGCCTGGTAAACATAAGCCTTTTGCACACCAAAAGCAAACTTCTGAGTTCTTAACGCTTAACCGCAAGGCTTTCTGCTTTAACGAGCAGGGCACAGGTAAAACGGCTAGCGTAATATGGGCAGCTGACTACCTATTGAACCTAGGCGTTATCCGTCGTGTGCTTGTAATTTGCCCCTTATCTATTATGAGGTCGGCATGGCAACAGGACTTATTTAAGTTTGCGATTCACCGCACATGCGATATAGCCCATGGTAGCCCAGTACAACGCAAAAAAATACTTGCCAACAATGCTGAGTTTGTCATTATTAACTTTGATGGGGTAGACATCGTCAAAGAAGAAGTCCTAAAAGGTGGGTTTGACCTAATCGTAGTAGATGAGGCAAGTGCCTACAAAAATGCACAAACAACCCGTTGGAAGACGCTCAGAGACATAGCCGCCCAAGTTAAGGGTATGTGGATGCTTACTGGTACTCCAGCAGCACAATCCCCCGTAGACGCATTTGGCCTCGCTAAGCTTATTAATCCTAATAACACCCCTAAATTTTATGGTCAGTTCCGTGACCAAGTTATGTTCAAGGTAGGTACTTATCGTTGGATACCAAAACCCCAAGCCCAATCCGTTGTACATAAAGTGTTACAACCTGCTATTCGGTTTGAGAAAGATCAATGCCTAGACCTACCTGATGTAACTTTTGTAGAACGGGATGCCCCGCTTACCCCCCAGCAAATAAAGTATTACAAAATACTCAAACAACAAATGTTGATACATGCAGATGGAGAGCAAGTTACTTCAGTAAACGCAGCTACCAACATCAACAAGCTACTGCAGATCTCTGGCGGTGCGGTATATACCGATACTAAAGAAGTCATACAGTTTGACGTATCCAACCGCTTACGGGTTATTGAAGAGGTTATTAACGAAGCTTCACATAAGGTCCTGGTGTTTGTTCCATTTACTCATACTATAGAACTACTAAGAACTTATTTAACCGCAGCTAATATTACTTGTGAAGTCATTAATGGGCAAGTGCCTGTAAATAAAAGGCACGACATAATCAAAGACTTCCAAGAGACCGATAACACTAGGGTCTTGATAATACAACCCCAAGCAGCATCTCACGGGTTAACACTAACAGCTGCTAATGTAATCATTTGGTATGCTCCTGTGACTAGCGTGGAAACATACTTGCAAGCTAATGCACGTATTAACCGCCCGGGGCAGAAGAACCCCATGACCATTGTGCATATCAAAGGAAGTGAAGTAGAAGCAAAGCTATACAGAATGTTACAAAATAATATAGATAGCCACACAAAAATAATTGACTTATATAGACAAGAAATTGAAGATATAGCTTGACATTGTCAAAGTCATTGGTATACTAGTGGTTCGTAGTTAGAAGGAGCTAAAAATGAGTGATGTAGAAGTTATAGCAACAGACAAGCTTGCCGAGATTTATATAAAGATTAGAGACAAGCGAGCTGAGCTAAAGGAGAAGTTCGAGCAACAAGATGAAGAGCTCAAGGCTCAACAAGACTTGCTTGCAGAAAAAATGCTTGACGTATGTCGTGATAACAATGCTGACAGCATCAAGACACCAGCAGGGACAATTATTCGTAAAGTGGATACACGGTACTGGACGACTGATTGGGATTCTATGTATCAGTTCATACAAGAACATGATGCCTACCCCCTGCTCGAGAAAAGATTGCATCAAACCAATCTTAAGCAGTTTCTCGAAGAGAATCCAAATCTGTTACCTGCTGGTTTACAAGCAGACAGTAAATACACCGTGGTCGTTAGAAGGAGCAAAGCATGAGTAATATTTCTATTTTTCAGCAACAAAACTCAGTAGCAACTAATCGTGAGGTTAGTGAATTATCTAAAGCCCTAGCGGATAGTGGGGGCGGTACTAGTCGTCGTATCACCATGGCTAAGGGTGTATTTCGTAGGATCGTAAACGGCAAAGAAGCTGGTAAGGTTAAAGATGGTTTCCTAAATGTCATCATTATTAATGCACTACCAAAAGTATCTCGTCAGTTCTACGCTACTGCGTTTGACCCTGATGCAGCCCCAACTCTACCTGACTGCTGGTCTAATTTAGGTGATGTACCTGATCCCAAAGCCGCTAACGCTCAGTCCACAAGTTGCGCTACCTGCCCACAAAACATTGATGGTTCTGGTACTAATGGCAAAGGTCGTGCATGCCGATTCAATCGTCGTATTGCCTTGTTGCTTGAAAACGATATGAGTGGTGACATCTACCAATTTAATATTCCTGCCAAGTCTTTATTTGGTAAGGGTGTTGGTAATACGCATCCGTTTGAGAGTTACACTAAGTTTTTGCCAGCCAATGGCGAGAGCATTGATCGCATCATTACTCAGATTAGCTTTGATGAGAATGAGACCGCTGATGTGCTGAAGTTTACCCCCGTGCGTCATTTGACCGACGAAGAGATTGATGTAGTCGAAGCAGCTCAAGCTACTCAAGAGTCCAAGCGGGTTATTCAGTTGACTGTAGCTCAGCAAGACGGTGTTGTTAAGTTGCCACCAGCAGCTAAAGCAGTTCCTGAAGCCGAGGCTGAAGTAGTTGAAGAGCCTGTTGTTAAACGAGCTAAGAAAGCTGAAGTGCCTCCCGCTGCACCTAAAGCAAAGTTAGCAGATGTCGTTAACGCTTGGTCGGATAACTAATAATGAGCTACGGCTATAGTGCTAAAACTATAGAGCTTAACAAGAAAGCTGGTAATACTAGGCTTGGGGTTGCGCTGGGTAGAGCTGCAATAAAAAAGGGTGTATCGGTTGCTGATATAGCAGAGATGTTAAATGTTAGTCGGCAGACGGTATACAACTGGTTTATTGGGGCATACGATCCTAAGCCGGAGCTATCTAAAAGTATCACCAAGCTTATAGCTAATAGACTTAGTAAGTAATAAAAAGCATCACCGGAAGGTGAGGGGGGATTAGTCCCCCCTTTTTTCCCCCTAACAACGAGACGAGAATGGCAAATATAGACCTACTAAACAGAGTGCAAAGCCCCAATGGGTGGCTGACCGTGCTCGGCTTAAAAGGTAAATCTGCTATACAAGAGCTTGTTCAAACACGAGAAGAATTCGATAAGCACGTAGAAGACTTTCTGTCTAAGGGCAGAGATGTTTATTTTGGTGTCGCTAAGTTTGAGACCGACTTAAACCGCAAGAAAGAGAATGTAAAAGACCTCAAAGCATTTTGGCTTGACTTGGATTGTGGTGAAGCAAAAGCAGAAGTAAATCCAAAAACAAACCGCCCCGATGGTTATATTGACCAAGTAGCAGGTCTTCAAGCTCTACAAGATTTCTGCAAATTAATCGGATTACCCAAGCCTTTACTTGTTAATTCAGGTAGGGGCATCCATGCGTACTGGCCTCTTACTAAACCTATTACTCGGGAAGAATGGGAACCAGTTGCTAATCGTTTGAACGAACTATGCGTATTGCATAACCTTTATGTCGATGCAAGTGTATTTGAGATAGCCCGAGTGCTTAGAGTGCCCGGAACATTAAACTTTAAAGATAATCCACCTAAACCAGTAGAAGTAATTTCAGATGCACCCGATGTAGATTACGAGGCATTTAAGAACCTTTTGGGTGTTAAAGAAGCACCAAAGAAACCTACTGCACCCAAAGAGTTAAGTGAGTTACAAAAAGCCATGGCTGCTAATACCGTATCTCGGTTTAGCAAAATTATGATTCGCAGTGCAAATGGCGAAGGGTGCGCACAATTACTGTATCAGTATCAAAATCAAGAGTCTGTATCCGAACCTATGTGGTTCAATGCGTTATCCATTGCACACCGATGCGTGGACAGAGAGACTGCAATCCATAAGATTTCAGAGAATCACCCTGAATATTCACCCGAGAATACGGAGGAAAAAGCAAGCCATACAGCGTTTGCTCAGCGTTGCAGTACGTTTGAGAAAAATAACCCAGGTGGTTGTGAAGGTTGCCAATGGAAGGGACGCATCGGTTCTCCTATTGCATTAGGCAGAGAAATAGTTAAAGCAGAAGATACAGAAGTCCACGACACACAAGAGATAGAAGATGCGGTTACATACAAAATACCTTCTTTCCCGTTCCCATACTTCCGTGGGAAGAACGGTGGCATCTACATCACTATTAAAGATGAAGAGGAATCAGAACCAATTTGTGTATACGAACACGATTTGTATGTTGTAAAGCGTATGCACGATCCAGACCCTGCGGTTGGAGAACTTGTATTACTACGTTTGCATTTACCTAAAGACGGTGTGCGGGAGTTTACGATTCCGCTTTCTACCGTAGCAGTAAAAGAAAGATTACGTGAAGCGTTGTCAACAAAAGGCGTCGCTGGGATGCCAAAGCAGATGGATCAGTTGATGGCGTTTTTAATGTTATTTATTAAAGAGTTGCAATATAAAGGAAGGGCAGAATTAATGAGGACACAATTTGGCTGGGTGGATAAGAACAGCAAGTTTATTATTGGCGATAGAGAGATTAGCAAAGACGGCACATTCCACAGCCCACCTTCTGCAAACACAAGGCAGTTCACCGAAGTTATGCACCCCATGGGTACGCTAGAGAAATGGAAGGAAGTGTTTAATCTGTATGGCGCCCCTGGATTAGAACCCCATGCGTTTGCTGCGCTTACTGCGTTTGGCGCGCCGCTTCTTAAGTTTACTGGTCATAGCGGAGCAATCATAAACCTGATTCACAAAGAGTCAGGCACAGGTAAATCTACTGCTTTGTATATGTGTAATAGCGTGTACGGACACCCTGATAGGCTAGCTGGAATTTGGAAAGACACCCTAGCCGCCAAGATGTTGCATATAGGCATTATGAATAACCTGCCGTTTACGATTGATGAGATTACCAACATTAGCCCTGCCGAGTTTTCTACGCTGGCTTATAGCATGTCACAAGGTCGTGGTGCTAATAGGTCTAGGTCAGATAAAAACGAGATGCGTATTAACAACACCACTTGGCAGACCATATCGTTGGCTAGTTCAAACGCTAGTTTCTACGAGAAGTTAGGGGTGCACAAGAACAGTCCGGATGGTGAGAGCATGCGCCTATTAGAGTATCAGATACATCCAAGCAATATTATCCCTGTACATGTGGCTAAGGAGATGTTCGACCACCAACTTAAAGAAAATTATGGGCATGCTGGGGACATCTATTGCAGTTACTTAGTTAATAACTTAGAAGATACGGTCAGCAACTTGTTGGCTATCCAGCAGAAGATTGATAAAGAGATGCGCCTAACCAGCAAAGAGCGTTTTTGGTCTGCTGCTATTGCTTGTAATATTACAGGCGGTTTGGTTGCCCGTATGCTTGGGTTGCATGACTACGATATGAAGGCTATTTATGCTTGGTCTATGCAGATGCTTTCCACAGTACGGCAAGACATCGCACCTCCAGCTAATAACGCCGCAGCTATTATTGGTGACTACATTAACCGTAATATTCAAAATATGTTGGTTGTAAACAACGAAGTAGACAAGCGTACTAATATGCACTCGGCACCCGTACAGGAGCCAAGAGGCGAGCTAAGGATACGCTACGAACCCGATACTAAGATGATGTACATCGTAGCCAAAGACTTTAAAAAGGATTGTGTGGAGTCACAAGCCCCATACAAAGAGACTCTTAACGAGCTAAAAGCTCGAGGTGTTTACACAAAAGCCGATACTAAGCAGATGTCCAAAGGCATGCGTGTTACATCTCCGGGGGTGCATGCATTGTTTTTTGACTGCTCTGTGCCTGATTTTATTGACATGGATGCGGTCGTAGCGCCGATTATCGAAAATGTTAGTAGAGAAGATTAGTTATAACGTCAACTGGAAAAACTTTAAGACAGGGTATTCAATCTTCATACCTTGCCTTGATCCTGACGTTGCTAAGAAAGACATTCTGCGTGTTACAAAAAGACTGAAGATGGAAGTTTTGTTTAAAGTAGTAATAGAAGAAGGTGTAAAAGGTTTACGCATCTGGAGAATTTAACTATACTCGAGCACAGAACAGCTCGTCTGTTTCTCCTCGGAAGTTAGCTCCTTCCACACTCTTTGCCCCCGCCTCGTGCGGGGGTTTTTTATTTGTACTGCGGAGAACGAGTGCCTTCTACTAATGGGTAGACAAATGGAGCTTCTTTATCTGAGACAGATAACCCTTGATATGCTTTGCCACGACGCTCAGCACGAGACTGCAACGACTTACTAACTGTTTCACCATTAATGGCTAGCATTGCATTCTTAGTATTAAATTTATCTATTTCTTCTAATATCTTGTCAATCTTGTCGTCATCATCCTGACGCACTGCAATATCTAAACGATTTAATATATTTTGTTTTTCTCTGTTTATCTCTGTCACTATCTGTTTAGCCATAAAGTTAGCCTTTTGTACTTGCGCCACTTCGGTGCTTCCAAAGCCTAAAGTTTGTGCAAGCAGTTTGCCTGTTGTGTAGAACTCTGGGTTCATCAACTCATCACCTTTAGTAGTAGTTGCGCCTTCGCTCTTTAGCCTCATTGAGGTTAAACCACCTCTAAGCCACGCTGGAGAAAGTTTTTCAAAAGCCCTACTAACCTGCCCATTATTCCAATCGTCGTAAGCACCTGCAAAATTTGCACCCACGCTACCAATTGGACCAGTCCAACTAAACGCAAAGTTTATAAATGCTTGACGAGAAGTTTCTGCAGGAGCATCACTTCTAAACCACAACCCATCTAAAGAAGTAGAAGTACCTACGTTTAAATCGGTATAAGCAGATATTGGACCCATTTCAACACCACGAGATAACGTAGCAGCTTGCTCTTCAGTTAAGTTAAAGAAGTTAGCTAGACTGCTATCGGGACCAAAGTAGCTAGGAATAAACGAATTTCTAAACCATAAGTCTAAGCTGCGTTTACCAAGGGGATTACCTTCGTCGTCTTCGTCGTAGTCTTCGTCTTCTTCATCTCGAAGTAGTTCACGCATACCTTCTGCCATACCCATAATAAAGCTATATAAAGGGAAACCTGTAACACCAGCAAATAGACCAGTCATACCCAGTGTGCCAAAGAACTTAATAGCCGCTTCTTTCTTTTCTTCTTTATTCAATAATGGCAGCATGCCGTAGAAGTTACGTACTAAATACGATGTCATCTGTAGCGGGTAGGTCAAGAACTGGAATGCTAAGCGTCCAGCAGCACTCTTCATTGGGGGCGGTTTGTTGTATTGAGTGTAGTTAAATAAAGCATCGTAGGTTAGCTTTAGGGCTCTTTTAGTAGCTGCATCAAACGCAGCCTTGTCGTCCATACCCTTTTGCTTTGCGTCTGCGTAAGCTAGTTCAAAACTGGACATGAACATAATTTCACGAGAAATACGCTCAGCGTGGTGGAATGCGCCACCCATTAAATTAAATGTAAACCTAGTCCCTCTTTCTACTAAACCTTGATAACGAGTACTGGGGGCTGCAGCCATTGCCGTCATATCCCCTGCATAGGTAGACATAAATATATCTTTGTCATTGGCAAAGTTCCAAGCGTCTTTTAGTACTTTTCTGTACGCTAAATTTTTGTGTTCGTTTACGTACTTAGAGTCATTAATAGATGGCTGACCCCACGAAGTTACTACGTTTCCGTTCTCGTCTTTTTTAGTTGTGCCAAATTTATTCCATAAAGCACCATACCTAGCAGCAGTTGCAGTAGCTTTGCCAATACCAAACTCAGCCCCAAGGGTAGGTAAGCCAACAATCGGTAGCTGGGTCATCTGTACTAATGCAGATTTAGGAGAAGTCAGAAGCCAATAGAACACAAACTTATTACCAATGGAAGCAACTTGATCCCAATCAAGCCCTTCTTCAGGCACTGTGGGAGTAATTTCATTAATAGCTCGGTTACTAACTTCTCTAATAATAGTAGCTAGCTTTAGCTTATCCGGATTTTGCTGTATCTCTGCATATGCAGCAGCTATGCCATTGCGAATCTTATCTGAGTACTTTAGTCGAGCTAGCTGATTAGCAGCGGTATGCTGGCTAACAATAAAGTTGCGGATTGCATCGGCACTAAAACCAGTCTTGCCTTGGCGGTGTACAAACTTACGACGGATGTCCTTATCTGGTAGAGTCATCAAGTACATTTGATAGATATTGTCTTTAACAGCATCAATATCCGACATCTTGTTTTTATCTAACATTGCAAAGATTTCTTTAAGCATATCGCTAGATTCAATATGTTTTTCTCTTAGTTTGCGAATGTCATTTCCAATATCTATGTCGCCATCGGCAATCATCTGGTCTTTAGTACGCTTGTCCCCAGCTTTATTAAGTTCAGCAACACGGGCTTCAATGGCGTTGTTACGAGCAACTTCCCCTTCAAACATATAGAACTCGCCACTCTTGCCCTTGCCTACGCTAAACCAGAAGTTACCATAACGCATTAATGGGAAATAAACCTCAAGTTGTTTAGCTTCTTGGAAAGTTTTAGTAATAGCCGCAATTAATTTGCCTTTTGGAGTAGACGCATCGTTAATATCTCCAGGTACGTTAGAAGCCGCAATCTTTTCTTTTAGCAATTGCTCATGCGTGTCAAAGGTTTTTTTGTAGCTATCTTTAGCCATCTTATATATGGCATGCCCTTCGCCTTTTCCAAATTTACCTAACTGCTCCCAACCACCCATGGTGTATTTCTCACCAGTAACAGGGTTGTTATAAGCGCCGCCTTCATACACTAATTTAATTGCTGCAGTGCGCTCAGTTCTTTGTTTTTTAAGGTTAGGTAAAGTTTTAGGGTCCGTAGACGGATTAAGAATGTCATTTTCAATGCGCTGTAACTTAGGATCATTCTTTATAGCGGTTGCCGCATCGGGGTGTTTAGTAGGGTCTACCTCTAACAAAGTAGATGCGTTAATTAAATCCGCAAGTATATTGCCGCCTTCTTCGTATTTTTCATTAAAGTTAATCCAAGCAGGAGTTTTTTCAGCAAGCTCACGGATCATTTGCACCCGCATGCCAGCCATGTCGTCTACAGCGTTGTTAATGACTTTTAGGTTATTAATTTTGTCCCCAGCTATGCGGGTAATGTCTTCTGTTGTAAAAGCTTTTAACGCAAGCTTTAATTTGGTAACACTTATAGCACCATAAATAGCCTTCATCAAACGAATAGCATCGCTGGCATTTCTAACCTGCATTATTAACTCGCCAATTGAACCGTTTAATGTGGAGTTTCTATTAGATAATCGAATCTTTCTAAGCAAAGTTTCTACAAGTTTTAATTGCTTAGGTGGTTTAGGTGCTTTTGGCGGTGCAGGTTGTTTTGCTTTGGCTGCTACTGGTTCCCCAGGAACCGTTACTTCTGGCATTGGTGCAGCTAGCAGCTTATTTGTAACAATAATCAAATCTTGGAGAGCAGAAGTATGCTTCTCGTCCATACTAAACAACTGACGTATGCTTTGTACAAATTTATTAAATAGCCTATCAACAAAATTAGGCGGAGCACCTGCAAGTACACCTGGAGAAAGAAGTAAAAATTCTTGCATAGCAGGCAAAGACATGCCGTAAGCCACAAACTCTTTAACGTCAGTAAAAGCGTCATTAGGTATTTCTAGCATTTCTGGGGTGAGTAAACCTAAATTGCCAGTCTCCAAAGCTTGAGCAAAGAGAGCATCATAGTTATCTTTTGCCCGTATCATCAAAGCCATAAGCTCTGCCACTGGACGCAAAGAATTAGGAATAGGTTTCTTTGCTTCTCTTAATTCTAGATAGGCATTAATACGGGCAACGGTTGCAGCGTGTAAAGCTTCGTGTAACACAACAGTATTGTTAATACCGCCGCTACGCATTACATAAATAGTATTTCTGTCAGGTACATATAAACCTGCTGCTCCCATCATTTTGTCTCGTAGGAATGCAGTAGGCATATCGTCTGCACTATCTACTACAACAAACTTAACTCCGTTAAGGAAAGGGAGTAACCGTCTAGCTAGTATTTTTTCAAAGGGGTTGCCGTTATTAGCAATCCAACTTACTGCGCTTCGTGCGTTATTGTATTTTTCAAAGACAGTGTTATCCTGCCCATTAGTAGATTCTGACATTTGGGCACGGCTAGGTGCGCCTATTCTTTGCTTAGCCTCGTATCTTAGTTTACCTAACTCACGTTCTTGCGGGTCAGCTTTCTCTAATGCTGCAGTTGCTCTAGTACCTGCGGTTTTTTTCTTTTGGTTGGGGTCAACGGATAAACCATATGCAACCGATAGAGCATCTATGCGTTCTTGCCTTAAACCATACAAAATATCCTGAGCTTCTTTCTCACTGGCAGAGCGTTCAAGAATAGCGGCTTCGTCAACTGTTTGAGCTAAAGTTTTTTCGGCTTTAGCAATTGCATTGATAGCATCCCGTCCAGAAGCTATTTGCTGTTTTTTAGTCGCAGCGGCAGCGGCTATTTGTTCTGGAGTTTTTGCAGCGGCTGGTCTGCCACGAGGTTTGCCTGTTTTGACTGGTGGTGTTGTTACATCCTCGGTAGCTTCTGTATCAACAGGGAGTTTGTCATATATTGTCTTAAACTTTTCACCTGTTAATTCCTCAAAACGTTTAGCTCTTCTTGGCTCACTTTCTCTTAAAAAAGCATCTAACTCAGCTCTAATTTTATCTACCTTTAATTTTGTTGGGCGATTAGGATAAGTGTCTTGTGACTTTCTTTCTGCTCTCTCAGCATCAGCTAGTCTTCGTTTTATCTTGTTAAGTGTTTGTAAATCTTCTTCCGCAGTAGGCTCTACAGAAGTAGTGGTAGGTGCACCCATACCAGCCGCAACTTGTTTTTGCCGTAAGCTTTCTGTAGCGGCAGCGGTTGCTTGCTCGTCGGTTAAGTTGTATTTAACTTTTAAGTCTGCAGCTAGTGTATTGAGTTCAGTTCCTTCTCCGCCTCCAACAGCAGTAGTAGTTGTGCCAGCTGCTGCCAGGTCTCCTCCGGTAGTGTCAATAGCTCCCGTGTCGGTTTCGCTTGGTTTGCCAGGCACAGAAACGCCTGGTTGATCTGCTCCACCGATAGTTGATTCAGTTCCATCTAATAGCCCTCCTTGCAAAATAGCATCGCCTGCAACGGCGTAGGCTTCTTGTTCAGTATATGGTTGATTTGTATCTGGATTAACTGAAGCCTTTAGCTTCTCAACAGTCTCATTAAACTGCTGACCTAAATTGTCTAAAGCACCAGGGGCATTAAGCTTATCAAGGATTTTCTTTTGATCTTCAACGGCTTTAGCTTCTGCTTCTCTTTTAGCAATTGTAGATGGCAAGCGCTCATAAGCCTCACGTCCACCAAATGCTGCTGTCTCTAATAAACTAGTTGGACCTTCACCAACGGCTTCCATAAGGACTTGCCCAGGCTTTTTAATCTCTCCTTCGGTAGCAAGTTGAGCAGCTGCTTCACCACCAGCTCCGCTAATTACTTGTGCGGCGGGTTGGGCTACACCGATATTGACCGCTTCTTTTGCTACTTGGTTCTTTATTACTGTCTTAGGCACAAGCAATTTACCAGCTAATCCAGCAGCAGCCGTATCTACAGCGCCAATAATAGAAGCCCTTGTCATTGCATGCTCGTAAGCTTTAGCAAATAAAGTTGGATCATTTAACGCTTTATTAACAGCGGCAGGGTCTTTTACATTTACCCCTTGCTCTTGGAAGTATTCTGTAATACCCGAAGATAACTCACTAGCAAAGCTAGTACTACCCATAGCCATTGCACCAACTCTAGGATTACGGGTTACTGCGCCTAATACAAGTGCAGGTACTAGTTGTGGGACGCTCTCTAAGGACACGCTAGCCATGACACCCAAAGGATCAACTTGGAACGCATCAAATGCTTGCCGTGCCGTCTTTACATCAGACAAAGCTTCTATCGTAGGTCTTTTTCTATATTGAGCAGCTTCAGCCTGGGTCTCCATTAGCTTTTGTTGAGATTGAGCTTGAGCGCCCTGTAACTCTTTAAGTCTAGCTTCTGCCGCTTCTGGTGTTAGTGGTCTGCCAAGAGGGTCTGTAGCCTTACCTTCTCGGATTAAATTGATTTCGTTTTGAATGTTGGCAACTTGAACACCAGGCAATATTCCTTTTGCAGCTGCATAGCCAGACTTTAACGGGTCAGTTATACGTTGTAAGAACGGTACTTCTCTTTCGTACTTTGCAGTCTCTTCTGCTAATTGTTTCTTTTGTTGCTCAGTTAACCCTGTGCTTGGTTGTACTGTAGGTTCAGCTTGGGTTGTTACTTCTTCTGGGCTAAGTATGGGTGCAGTTACAGAAGCAGGGGCGGCTTTAGGTTTATCTTTAGAAAGAAGATGAGTCAATATCTCAGTATCAGGAACGCCTGCTTCCCTAGCCCCAGCTAAGTTGTACTTGTATTTTGAGGCAAGATAATTGTTAATCTCAGCATCGCTAAGACCCGCCTTTCTTGCGCCCTCAACATCATATGCCATGATTAACTTTTATCAAAGTCTGCTGCGCTTTTCTTAGTACCGCCTCCACTAGGTGCAGAAGCTGCTGGTGCTTGTTGCCCACCTTTCATTCGTTGCTCCTCTTTACGATACAACTCTTGTAAATAAGTATTTGCAGTATTAGTTTTATTCTTTTTATCTTCTTTTTGCAATCTACGAAGTTCTTTATTCTCAGGCGAATTAAAGTTTTTAGACAAAGAGTTATCTACGTTATCACGAGCTTTGTCGTACAAATTAGTTCCTGCAACTTCAGCTTGTGTAGCAGCACGTTGAGCAGCGGCACCACGACTGCCTACAAGCCTATCCATTCCTTCATTTAATATAATGGCATCAGGTCTTTGATCTCCTGCAGCTCTTCTTGATGCTAAATAATTATTTGCATAAGCTATCAGTTCGCCAGGAGACTTCATACCAGCAACTTTTTCTCTGCTAAGGCGCTCTTCTGCCTTCTCAAACATTGCGTTACCACCAGTAATATCACCTATCTTCATTAGGCGCTCACCTTCAGCAACTTCAGCAAGACCCTTAGCAATATCACCACGACGACCTCTAAGTCCTTCTTGACGAGCTATCATTCCTGGCAATGTTCTTCTCCCTGCTCTAGCAGCCGCACTTCCTACTGGACCTGCTTCACCAGCTAACTCAAGACCAAACTGTAGCAAATCATATCCTCTAGCCTGCTTCTCAGCATCTCCTAGGGCGGCTTGTTCTTTTGTATAGAACTCTCCTAATGCAGCTTTGGGTGCACCTACACCAGCGGCTTCACGTTGTTGCTTATAAAACTCAGCGTACTTTTTACGAGCATCAAGATCTTTTTGTAAACGGTTTGCCTCAGCTTCATCTAAGTCTACTTGGCTACCATCAGGGCCAGCAAAAGCCACGATACCGCCACTAGCGGCACTTAATGTATCCATTGCTCCAGCAGGGGCGGCGGGTAAACCAACTCGCTCCGTAACAGGGGTAGGTAGACCACGTTGATCTTGAGCTATGGACTGTTGGGCTTGTGCTTCAGCCTGCTCTCTAATCTTTTGCTCTTGTAGTATCTGTAGCGCCATGGCACGAATTTCTTCGCTAGGGCTAGTTTGCGCAACACGGCTTAACTCCTCAGCATCCATCATCATTAGTTTTTGACGGATACCACGTACTACTCCGCTATCTGGATTAGCCTGAACCATCCCTTTATTAGCGTAGCCTGCAACACCGCCAGAAGCTAAGCCTTTGATAGTTCCTCCCTCTGCAAACAAACCAGCTTGTCTTGCACCAGCTGCACCAGCTAAAAGACCAAGACCTTGATTAAGTCCAGAAGGTTGAGCTTGATATGTTTGCGTAGTAGTTGCTTGCATTGGTAAGCCACGCAACATATTTGACATAAAGCCAAGCTGCATGAGTGGGTACTGCTGTTGTGTAGCGTAGTCTTGGATAGCTTGATTAATCTTGGCTTGCTCAAGGGCTTGTTGCTCTTTACCCATCTGGGACTGCATACCAATAATATCTCTTTGTGCACCCAACCGAGCACCGCCTAATTGTCCTAGCTGACTAGCCATTTGACCAAACTGACCTAAGCCTTGAAGTCCAGCCTGTTGACCCTGTAAACCTAATTGAGCGCCAAACTGTTGTTGGCGTTGTGCATCTTCAAATGCTTTTTGTGACCCAGTAGCAGCAATACCTTGCAGTTGGCTACCTAGTGAACGTTCTGCCTCAGCTTCCATAATAGCTTGGCGACTACCACCAAACGCACCAGCACCAATAGCTTGTCTAGCCCGCATCGGGGCAGCCATTTGATAATCCCGTAACGCCTGTGACTTTTGATAGTCCACCACGTTTTGCATGTAAGGTGACATGTAACCTTGCATAGCCCTTGGATCTTGAGCTTGTTGTGCAAATTGTTGCCCAGCACCAGCCATTTGTCCTGATAAACCTAAAGCCCCAAGACCTGCTAAGCCAGTCATTTGAGTAGCTTGACCGTATTCACCAGGAACTTGCAACTGCCCAGTAGCTTGTTGCGCTTGCTGTTGCATCGGGCTAAAGCCCGCAAAATAATTGTTTACGTCAGTGCTATATGGTTTGTACGGCCTAAAGCCAGTAATGTCATAACCACCCTCTGCAGTAGGAGTGCCTTCAAATAACTGTTTCTGGGTAGCCCCCAGCATTGTGGTTACATATGGCTTTGCGTACTCAGGGATATTAGTATTGTAAGTAGTTGATTGAGTTGGTTGGCTACCACCCCCACCGCCACCTCCGCCATAAATGCGTCCACCGCCAACTTTATTAACGGTAACGGAATCTCCTAGGGGCTCCCCTAGGGCATATAACTGACGGCGTGAATAATTCATAATTTTCCCTTACAACATCTTAGTAAATATTTTATCTGTATGTTTGTATCCTAAATACTCAAACAACTTAGAATTGTCTAAATGTACTTTAGTGTGCATTACAACCCTATTTACTCCACGTTCTTTTAAAACTTGTTCAGCGTACTGAAACAACCTAATTCCTACTCGACCTTTTCTGTATTCTTTTTTAACAAAATACAAATCTTCAAAAGCCGTCAAACAATCTTTGTAGTGCAAATGAGGCTGGATGTAAAAAATAATATATCCAATTAACTCACCATCTGCCCTACAAGTAATAGTCCTTAATAAACCTGCTTCACCCATCTGCCTATAAGCATCATAGTTTGGATTGGCAGGGTAATCTTTTGTTACACATAACTCATCATAATGCTCAGGAAACAACTTTTCAAACTCTGGTATAAAGTCAAGCCCGTTGACGTCTTCATATACAAGTGTTGTCATGCGGGCATATATCTAGCAGTTTTAACTGCAGGGGCTTGTTTCTTTTTACCAGTACGAGCTTTGCGAATCCTATCCATCATGCCGTATAACTTTTTAGCACCAGCATCCGTAGAGCCATTGCCTAAATGCGATACAACATCAGCCGGGACAACAAACTCTCCATCAGCCAACCGTGCTGGCTGTTTTCCAGCAATAGAAGCAGGGATAGAATCAGACATACCATCCCCAGGTCCTTTAAGCATTCTTCCACCATCGGAATAACCTCCTAGGTTGTAACGCATAGTGCCACCAGCAGCAGCTTCGGTAGTATCTTGAGTAGCACCGCTTATATCTCCTAAACCCTTAATAGCAGTCTTAGGGAGGGCTATAGGCTTAATACCAGCACTTTTACCAGCTTTGCCTAAACGAATCATAGCGGCTTCTAAAGCCGATTTTCTGGCTGTGTCTACGTCAGTATCTCTAAAAATACCTGTGCGTGGGATCCCAACGCTTTCTGGTAAATGCTCTATTCGTTCTTGCCCTTGTCTGTCTATATAGTCTTGTAACACATTAACTTGACCTTTACTTCTATACCGGGCAATACCACCTTCAGCCATCAACATAGGGCTAGACCGCTCATAGGCTGGAACTTCGGATACCATCTCAGCACTTACTGGACGCTGGGTTGGGGTAGCGTATTGGGTCTTATCAATCATGCCTTGGGGGTACAAACCACCTTGTGGGTTCATAGCCGTATTCATCATAGACATACGCTCTACGGGGCCGCCACCACCTTGTAACTGCATAATACCGCCTTGGGCTGCATATTTAGCTTGATAATACGGATTAGGTCTTGGAGCCTCGTAGGCTTGGTAGTTAGGGCTCATACGGAAGCCTTTTAGATACCTATCGTATTCATCCTCAGTATAACCAGCAGGTGGTTTTTGATCTTCAATCATTGAAGGTAAGAATGCACTTCCTAATGTAAGAGCGTTGTCTTTAACAAACGAACCAGCAGCGCTTGGACTACTAAATACTTCTTTTATACCTCTGCTTACATTACCTGTTGTAGTAGCCCCCATAGCACCTTGAGCTCTACCAGCGGCACTAACGACATCTTGAGGGTTAACCCCAGGAGCATTTAAAGCACTTTGATATTGTTGTATAGCGCTTTCAGGTAAATTTTTAAGATTACCTAAAACATCCCTAGCTGACTGCATAGCAATAGATTGACTACTTGGTAGCCCACCTGCTGGCATATTAAAACCTGCGGTACCCATTTCCCTAGCAAATTCGCTTGCGGGTATATTAGGATTAAGAGCTTGTAAATTAGCCGTTGCGCCTTCACCTAATCCTGATGTAATTGCTTGTTGTTGCATTTCTTTAAACGCATTTAAAGAGGCGTCGCCCGCTTGAGTTGCTAAAGCTTCTCCACCTAAAGTTCCTAAACTACTAGTTAAACCAGCACCACCAAAAGCACCTAAACCTGCCATGAGACCCTTGGTAATACTACCCGTAGCCAAACCATAGCCACCACCAACCAATAAAGCCGCCATAGGTGCACCTACGCCAGTAGCCGCAAGGGCTGCACCTGCTAATGTAGGAAGAAGCCTCTTTAAAAAACCTGCTTCTGCTAAACCTGTATTAGGGTTAATTGTTAGGGAACCACCGTGCGCCAAAGCTAAAGCCTGAAGACCTTTTATCTCACCCTTAGTCATATGGACTAATTCGGTGTCACCCCCACGACCATAGGAGGCTAAATGTTGGGCTGCTGCATGGCTCATATGGGCCTCACGGGGTTGAATTGATTGAAGTTTATCATTGTTATGCTCTCTATGGAAGCCTAGATACAAAGGACATCGTAGCCACCACAGACTGCGTAGACGGCTTAGTTGGCGTGCCAGACGCAGCAAGATGTTGAATGGTTACATCTATTGTGGGTACAGACCAGTAAATCTCAACATAATCCCCCGCAGCCATACTTAGAAAATAGTTCCATCCAACAATTTGATGTCCATCCGTCCCTGCGTGTCTATTTGGGATAGAAACAAAGCCTGTTGATCCTGGGATGTCTACCCCGTTTTGACGTAGCCAAATATAAACATCTTGGAAAGCAGTGTCTGTGTTTCGGAACTGTACGCTGAACTGTAGGTTGTATATACCTGCATTGGCTACCGTGATCTCAGACGAGTTAATTGACACATTATTGGCAAAATCCGTAGTGTTGAATGTCATTAAGGTGGCTGTGTTTGCCACAGCAGTCTGGTCTTGGTCGCTAGAAAACGCCCCATATGGAAAACTAAGCCCACTACCGCCTGTAACGTCTAGCAACGATGCAAGGCTATTATCAATCTGGTTAAAGTACAGACGCAGGGCGTTATTAAGCTGGTCAATGTATTGCTGACGATAGTCTACTGGGGCTACCAGTAGGTTAGGCGCTTTTGGCGGACGAAGCGGGGTGTCTCTATAAACCGTCATCTGCGACCATCATTCCTAATATCAATACGTGGGCTACCTAATTGCCAAGCCACACCTAGGGTAGTGGACTCAATCCTAAAGCTCATCTGGCGAGCCCGTATGCGGGTATAGACCTGACCATCAAACTCTTGCACGTCATAAGTACGTTGGTTTGTATAGTTCTGGGTACTGGCTACTTGTGGATTATCTGCAACACCATAAGGCGCACCAGAGTTCCTACGAGGACGCACCGTCATTGTTACGTGGGGTTGGTTTGCGTTAGAGCCGTTAAAGGTCAAGTCGGGTAGTATGCGCCAGACAAACCCAAAGTTATGCCCATCACCAATGTCAAAGTCAGAAGATTGAATGAAAGCATCAATCGCTACTGGGGTTAACCCTGATACGTCATCAACTGCGGCTTCGTGGTACAGGATGCGGTTATTAACGCCGTCGGCTGCCATTGGATATTGACGCAGACCAGAATCAAGCCAAGCGGTGCGGTTCATTGTGCCGTACGACCATACCCGCTCAAGGTAGTTGTAAATGATGTAGCTATCTACTGTATTACTGTTTTCAGAGCAATAGAACCACCACACTTCGCTATACGCTTCGTTAGAACCAGCAAATACTTGAAAGGCTTGATCTTTGTTAATGTCGTCAAAAATAAACTGCCAGATAGCGCAGGGAAGGGTTTCAACACGACCAGAGTACATGAAGAACTTATCCGTACCCATCCAGTAGGTGATGTTGTTAATGGTTATTGCCGCATTAGGCGACATGATTGTGATGTTGTCCTGCAACAACTGGAAGCCCCAGATGTAGGGTGGTCCTAGGTACTGCATAGAGTAAATAGCCGCATCAGACCAAACCAAGATCTCATGACGGGTTGAGCGAGCCATAATAATGGTTGAGCCGATGTTTAAGCGGTAGTCACCTGACTGGTTGGTAGCGTCTGGCACCCACAGGAACGGGTTTTCTTGATCTGACCAGCGCACTAACAAGGGGTCAAATGTGCTAGTTGGGTTTGTTGGGTCGTATGGGTTTGAACCAAAGGCAAGCACAAAGCGTTGAATTGCCGAGCCAATAATTTGGTTGGTTTGATTTGGTACAAAGTCTTGATAGGTATAGGCAGTACCAGGAACCGTTGCACCTGAAGCTAAAGTACTTAACTCTACTGCCCGTGCGCTAACCCCAGTGCTTGCATCCCAGTAATAAATAGCACCGCCCCGTGGGGCAATAATTAAGTCTTCACCAAAGTTATCGTTAGTCCAAAGGCGTAGCTGTTGTCCAATACCCACAGTAGCCGCAGTGCCCCAACCCCGTACAGGAGCTACAGGCGTAGATACCACAACGGTTCCACCAGAAGCCGCAGTTGATGTGGTTGTAGAAGCTGTTATGGAGCTAATATTAATGGTGTAGGAATTGGCACCAGTTACTGTTACAGGGAAAGCTTTTTGAAGAATCAGTCGGTTTATACCGCATGGGTCAGATGCAATACTGACAAAATAGACGTAATCGCCTGTGGTTAAGCCATGCGCTGTTTGGGCAACTGTAAGGACTTGGATACCTGTAGACGTTGCTGTAAACGGATTAGTTAACGTAGTATTAATGTAGGAGGGCCAAGTACCAGCGCCCCAGCCAGTGCCAACCACAAACACATCTAAGCCAGTTTGAATTTGAAACGCCATGGTAATAGCCGTGCCACCACCGCCAGATACCGTAGAAGTTGCTGCTGTAGCTACAGTAAACGTAAAGGTATCAAGGTCTACGTAGGTAATCTGATGCTCGGCATTTAGCTCGGTTGCGGGTATTCCACCTACGGCAGTAGCGCCACTAATGGTCACAAAATCGTTACTTATACCACCATAGTTAGCATAATTCACCGTAACTACATTAGAGCCATTTGTGGTGTAGATAACATTGTTGGTGCTTGGGCTTGAAGAAGTTGTAAACGTAGCACGGATGGGGGTGATGTCGTTATATGCACCGCCTTGCTCAATATAGTATTTAAGATTAGTACCGACCCCTAATAAGTTAGCGCCTGATAACGTAACCCAGTTCCACATTGCTCGGCAAACACCTTGAAAAATGCTATTAGATAAACGGATCCAGCCACCAATTTTCTCAGGAAAACCAGAGCGAAAGCGCACTTTGTCGCAAGCATACCAACCACCCTCATTGGAGTAATCAGTGCCTTCTCGATTTACGCCTGGTCTAAATTGAAGTTTTTGTAATGGCATGGTTTACCCTAGGATAAAAATAAGGCACGTTCATCGTTTCTACGAATGACTAAGCCTTTTAGCACTTTACCGCCAGCGAGCGTATATTTCAAGAACTCTTCTGCCGCCCCTTCCATTTCACCCCGAATAACCTTTTGACGGAGGGTTGAGCGCTGTAGTGTTCCCAGACCAACATTAAAGCTAAAGCTAACAAGAGCATCGAACTGACCTTGAGTGAGCTTAACGGGACAGTAGCGCTCCACACCTCGTTCAAAGCGATTAAGATCGTCTCTAAGAATGTCATCTACTTCCTCCATCGAAAAGGTACGGTCATCTTTATATTCAAGTGGGTAGGCATCCCGCTCTTCCATTTTTAACTGAGCCTGACGGGGATAAAGCACATGACCAACGCCCACCGTATGCAACTTGGCGGGACAGCGATATGGACGCTGGCGGACACCCTCGTGGTGTTTAATCATTTTGATGGCTTTATCGCTTACTTTCATTTCTTACTAAAGGCTTGAGTTCCAAACCAAAAAGAAACAATACTTGCCCAAATGATCTGGGTTTCGTTATCCCATAGGAGGTTAAGCGCTACGTCAAACGACACTTCCCGATGAAAGGCAAACCAGAACCCAAAGATCTCGACAAACATAAACATGATGAACATCCCATAGGTAATGGCGGGCCTAACCATCGCTCTAGAATTAACCACCCACTGGGACGCACCCTTGCCTATCTCGATGTCGTGCTGGTACAAAGACGCTCTTTCTTCGGCTTGGGTCTGCATAGCGACCTGCTCGGTTCTGATCTCTGCGACATGGGCTTGGGCTTGGAAGCCTTTCTCCATCATTTGGAGTTCCCGTTCGGTCTGCAAACGAGCCATTTCCATCTCATGCTTCTTGTCGGCTTTGTCTTGGAAAAACCCTAGTAAATTAGGCAGCCCGCCCGATAGGAACGATATAAGGGTAGTAAATAGGGTAATCATTTCTTTCCTCTTTCTTCAAGGAGCTTGACCCGCACGTGCAGATCATGGATTTCTTTGTATAACTCTTCCCGCTGTTTTGCTCTACGCTCGGCTGAAATGGGGCTGTCAGTCGGTACGCCTTCAGAAGTAATTAGGGCTGGCATCTTGCCCTCAATTTGGGTAAGACGGGTTTGGAATGAGGACACTTGACCTAAAAGCCAAGCGATACAGGCTACCAAAATAGGGATGATTGCCTTTAAAACATCTTGCATATTCATTTTTTAGACCCCCATACCATGTAATAAGCTATCCATGCAGCTACTAAAAAACACCAGAACTGCACCCATTTAACCTTTGACAACTCCGCATCAAAATACTTGCGGTCTTCCTTCTCTAGCTTCTCAATCTCCGTCTTGATGTCTATCAGCTTCTGCCACTCTTTTGTGCCGTACTGCTTGATAAAGTCAATCCGTAACTTATACTCCTCGTCCGTAATCTTCTTACGGTGTTTATATTCTTCAAGGGCTTTAAATATCGCCCGTTCTTTCCTTAACTCTGCTTCTCTGCGCTCACGAATCTTGGCATTTGCCCGATCCTTTGCTACATCTACTGCTTCCTTCTGAACATCCTCGATGTTCTTACCAATTTCCCGCCCAGCCTCACGCCCAGTCTTAAGCCCCTCGCTGATCCCCTTGGCACCAGCCGCTAACCCCAGTTCGTCTGCCATATATCACTATTTGCGCCTTTAGGTTTTGATGATGAAGTTAATACCAAGATACGGTGGCAGGTTGGCGTTGGTTGCGCTTGAACCTTCTGTGCTGTTTGTTCCTGATGGGGTTCCAGCAGAAGTTGAAGTTGTATCTAATGCTACAGAACCGTTAAGATTTTCACCAATAAATGGGTTTGACAACATATACGGCGTTGCGTTATTACTTTTACTTGTTTGGTTAAATGTTGTTGCGTGGTTATGGGTTCCAAGAGCATTACCTGTAAACGTATGGGTGTGGCTTACCAGCGTTGCATTTGCGCTACCGCCTGTGGCTCCAATGGTTGTTCCGTAAGGCATGCGGTTGGTATAGTTTGGCACGTTAAACGTTGTAGACCCGTCACCAGAACCAAAAGTTGTACTTACTATTGCAAACAACGCAGCATAGGTTGAACGAGATACGGCAGAGCCATCACACAATAAAAACCCACTTGGCGCTGAGGCAGTAGACCACATAACCAAGCCACCAGTTGGCACCCCGTTAGCCAGCACAAAAGCCGTAGTCGCTATCTGGGTTGTATTAGTTCCAGCCGCAGCAGTCGGCGCTGTGGGAGTTCCTGTAAAAGCAGGTGAAACCGAGGATATAGCCCCTGAAAATACGCCCGTTGTGCCAGTCAAAGCGCCAGTAACGCCTAGAGTACCGTTAACCGTAAAGTTACCAACCGTGCCTGATAAAGCCGTGAAAAAATTAGTTCCGTCGCAGTAGACTGTGGTAGTGATGCCGTTTGGTATGACTACGCCTGTACCAGAAGCACCGATAATTTGCACCGCAAAGCCACCAGACGTGCTGTTTTTGATGGTATAAGTTTTTTCTACCAAGGGGGCGATTAGGTTGCGCTGGGCGGTGTTTGTGCCTGTTAGCACAATAACTTGATTACGAGCCTCGTCTGACACCCCGTTAAAGTTAGTCATCGTGTAGTTAGCGTCAACCATGGTAATGGTCACAACGCCCGCAATGGCTTGTTCTATAAGGGTTCCTAGGTTGGTGTTGGTCGTTTGACCCCAGATACCAGACTGGTCGCCGTCACCGATTAACTCGATGCGTAATGAAGGTGAAAAGGTAGATGCCATATTAAGTCCTTACTCTTTATTCCTGCGTGTTATCAATTACCACCCAATTAGGATCTTGGCTATTTCCGATGTTCTGCCAAGTAACGCTTTGTGTATTATTTATAGCTTGCCAAGTCACAGTCTGGTCATCATCAATTCTAAACCAACCACGGGCAATATGCGACTCCGTAATGGTCATTAACTCTTGTATTAACGGGGCAAAATCAACCTGACCCGCAAAAGTGTCGGACAGAGTAAACGCCTCATTATTGACTACAACAATATCAATTAAGCCCGTATAGGCATCGGTGTAGGTAATCAGGTCTTCGACTGACGGGTTAAATGTTGCACTGCCACCATAAACATCGGTAAACGTAACGGTATCGGCATTATCTTGTGGGAAGTTACCTGTACCTGCGTATTCATCAGTTAGGGTTAGGGTTTCGGCATTAGTGCCAGCAAAGTCCACAGGTCCATCGTAAACGTCCGAGAAAGTAAAAGAGTCGTCTTGGGCAACTAGTAAATCAGCAACACCAGCAGATTGGTCGTCTAATGAGTAGTTCTCTGAATTGGTAACAAAGAAATCAAAGGTTGTAGCACCGCCGTCAGAATCGGCTAGGGCAAAAGACTCATCATACAAACCTTGGAAAGCTACTTGAGCTGCATAAACGTCAGACAGGGTAAAGCTCTCAGCTAAGTCAACCGGGAAGGCTGTACCCCCCAATGAAGCAAAGGGTGACTGGGCGAATGCTGAGATTCCGAACATTACTGTTTTATCTCAAGGAGGGTTATGGTTGAAACGGCACTACCTAATTGCACATATGCCGCAGAACCGCCTGATGGTGTTCTAAATTGTGTTTTATAAGTTGTTGATGATGTAGTGGCTGGTGAATCTAAATAAGCAGTGGAAACACTACCAAAATAATTGGCTGTTCCTTCTCCCGTATTTCCGTCATCTTCTCCCATTTGCGCAATATTGGTTGCGCCTCTAAACAACCTTATAGATACTTGCTGATTGCCTGCTTTTCCAACACCGTTTTGACTTACAATAACTAATATTTTGCTAGTTGCGCTAGTTGGAGTAATAGAAGCTGTTAGCCCAGTATCTGCATAAGTACTTGATGTGTTTGTTGTAAAAGTTGAGTAGGTCGCATTTACCGTCTGAATCACAGACCCCGTAGGCATGCCACTAGCTGGAACCCCAGTATCGCCACTTAGAATTAAAGGCATAATTTACCCCACCAAGAAGCCACAGAAGTAGCCTGAGTTATCAATGATTACATTACCAGCAGGGCAATCCGTTTTAAATTGAACTGCATCGTTTACATTTAAGTAATATTGGAGAGAAATAATATAGGTAAGGTTTCCAGAGCTTACCCCAGAAGCGTCTGTATATGCACCTGCTCCTGAAAGAATAGACCCATTAATAAACATGTTCATAGCAAAATATGCAAGGCCATTTCTACTAACCCATATTTTTGCAGTCAGACTATAAAATCCAGCAACTGGGGCTGTAAATGTATTTGTACTTGTGCTGTATGCAGAACCAATATTAGTAATGGCTGTATCAAAAGTAATTACAGTGCCACTAGGAACAGTCTGTACTCCAGTCTTTTTAGCGTAAAAAGCAGTGCGTAGTGGAGTAAGTGGCCTGCCAGAAGCGTCTAAAGTAAGCGAAGTCACCCCAGCATTTTGAAGCGCTATTGCGCCTGAGTTGTCAGGTGTAGTAATCAGACCAGACGAGGTTGAGGCGTTGATTGTTGTTGTCATTATGCAGCCCTCAAAAGACAGCCGTTAAAGTAAGTGAAAGCTATACCTGCATCTAATGCTTGCCCACCACGTATAAACCCATAGGCTTCAATGTAATCAGTAGAGCCATTGCAATACACAAGAGTATTTGCGGTAAATAAACCAGAAGTACCGTCAACGTTTCCAGTTGAAAACCCTTGCTTGTAACGGCTACCGTTTTTATAGATTGCCAAATTACCCGTAGTAAAAAATGCTCCTACTTGAAATGCCGCATTTATTTGGTAATAGCCAGCAACGGTAGGGGTAAATGTAGAGTTTGCAAAGTTATTGTTTGTGTCAAATTCTTCTGTTTCAAATAACAGTTTTGTATATGTTGAAGAACCAAGCGTTTGACTGCCAGTTTTATAAGCACTAAACGCAGGGCCAGCTACGTTCAACGTACCAGACTGCGGAGCCAAAGTAATAGTAGTAGACCCCGAAACCGCTGGAGCTTGCAGAACCACAGAGCCCGATGTATCGCCAAGGATAGTCAAATTACTCATAAAATTACCCACCTAGAACCTGAAGGAATTGTTACGCTGACGCCACTTGCGATTGTGATTGGTCCTGTAGACATAGCGCTTGAGCCAGCCGTAATTGTGTAGTTAGTGCTAATCGTTTGGGTGTTCTCGTATACAGGCACGGATGGAGCAAACGCAACAGTACCCGACCCACCACCAATCATCGCACTTTGGACTTTAGTTAATGGCATTAGGGTAGCTCCTTCACATAGTCTTTAGCATCAGTCATCACATTCCCATCCGCATCAAGAAGTTGGGCTTCGTCAGCAAGGATTTCTTTCTTGAAGTTTGCGTAGTCGGTGTTGGCTTGGTCGAATGGGATGAAAGCGTTGTCGGATAAACGCTCTACGCAATTAACTTGTTTTGTGTCTGGTTGTATGCAAAGTTTATACATGATATTCCTTATAGTTCAATCGCAGCAGTATATGTAAAATAATAAGCTGTGCCTGCGGTTGCCGATGTGGAATAACCAACAAACCCGTCTGTATTTGGACCAAGATAATATCCACCTAAACCACCAGCAGCTCCTGTTGCTACATAAGTTACTGTTGGGTTTGCTCGTTTAGTTACTTTGAACACACCAGAATAAACACCATAGTTATCTGAACTTCTTGAACCAGCACCAGTAATGCCAGTTTCATAATACCTCTGACACAAAGCCAATTCAGTTCCATAAGGTCTGTAATCAAAGCTAGTAGCTGTAGAGCCTACTTCGAGTTGAACTCCTGTGATGTAGAATGTTGCTCCGTTTGTTCCGACTACGGATGTTGCTCCTGTGGCTGATAAAACATTAATTGATTGCCAAGAGCCAGCAGTCCCACTTAAAGAAGAACCAACACCCATACCAAACCATAGATAAGCACCAGCACCATTTGTTGTGTAATAAGTTCCGCTAGTATCGCCAACTATAGTTATTGATTTTTGTTCCCAAGTGTTTGCAGAAGAAATTGTGTATGTAAATGGGTATGAACGACCCACATCGCTAGATTCAATAGAGCCGCCAAAAGTCCCAGTTAAACTAGATTGAACCCAAAAAGATAAAGTAACTGTTTTAGCATTTGCAGTTCCCCAATTAAGGTCTGCCATGTTATAGCCTTCAATTGGCTGACCAATTGCATAGTAATCACTTGAACCTAATGAAGTTGTGGCTAATGAAGTAACTTTCAATGAATTAACAAATCCTGCTGGAGCAGTAGAACTTTGTTGCAATGAATATTTAGAAGCAGTTGAAGTTTGATAATTCCACCTATCTAATACATAAGTTCTAGCGGCAGTTGTTGTTGCAGTAACACTAGCACCAGCATTACGCTGGTCAATCACCATCGCACCATTGATGATTCTGTTCTTGAACCCAGTCACGCCCGCAGTAGTACCTGTACCCCCACCAGTAGAGGCAAGAATACCAGTCGTACCTGCGTTAGTACCGAGAGCGCCTAAGTTAGCTGCTTGTGTCATGCTGTTACTCCTAACGCTTTTAACTCGTCAAGTGTGGTTGCTTGGTCAGCTAGTTGGGTAATATCTCTAAGTCTTTGCTTTTTAGCTACGATTGCAGTTGTGTCTGCACCAGACTCTAATGCTCGTTGAAACGCAACATCTTGGGCTTCTAGCAAAGGTTTACGCTCTGCTCTTAGACGGTCTTTAGTAATTGCTTTGGCTTTGTTTAGATTAATCGTAATCATGCTTGCTCCTTAACAGCTTGCTCTGCAAACCATGCGTCTGCTCCGATACCAACACCATCTGGGTTGCTAAAGTCAGCTTCCCAAGCATTAAAGAATTCGTTGTATTGCTCAGGTAAGTCTGCGGAATCAACAACTTTATAAGGCACACCCGCTGGAACATCTTTGCGGCATACCTCTTCGATTGCTAGTTCGCCAGTTGGGTAAACCACGGCTACAGAACCGTTTTCTTGTGGGTAAATAATTACTTGTGCCATGTTTATTCCTTATCTGACCGCCATGAACCAAAACTGAACAGGGTCTTCAATAGTTGCTGAATCGTTAAGCATCGTATAAAAACGAGCAGAAGTCGTAAATTGATTATATGTGCCTGAATTGTTTAAACACATCAATACAGGTCGTTGTGTTGCACTATTTCTGCGACCCATTCCTAACATAGTGTAATTTGCATCAGGGAATGTAAACGAATAATTGACTGTGTAATCACCAGTTCCGTTTCTAGTTACAGAAGAAACCCCACCTGAAGCATTAATAGTTCCACTAGCACCAGCAAAATTTACCCATGCACGACATCCGTATGCAGTAGCTACTGAGCCGTAACCTGAGTTGAATTGAAGAAGTCCAGCAGAGGTAATACGAGCTTGCTCTGTGTTATTTGTTCCAAACACTAAGCCATTGTTATCTCGGTTATACATATAAGCAAGACCATCAGTAGCTTGAGCAAAATCAACACCAGTTGAAGAACCACTGCTTACACGAACACTTGTAAATCCAGCATTTTTTACTTGCAGTCCACCACCAGCCGCAAATGTAGGACTACTAGTACCAATACCTACATTACCACTAGAGTCGATACGCATTGCCTCTGCACCGCCCTCAGAGAACGCTATTGTGTCCGCAGCGGGGAAAAAGATACCTGTGTTGGTATCGCCGTTGTTTGTAATTGAGGGGGTAGATGCAGAACCGTCGGCGAAGTTAATCGTTACGTCATTAGCGATGTTTGCGCTTGAGACTGCGCCTGCTGTGTTTGGTATGGCATTTAATACGCTGGACACCAAGAAAGACTCAACCGTTAATAAGTTACCCGCAGATGCGCCTGTGGCTAGGACTACTGTAGTGCCGTTTGTTGCTGTGTAGTCGGCTGAACCCAGCAGTACGCCATTGAGATAGACGTTAATAAATCCTACGGTGTAGCTTGGCGGTGTAAATGTAGTCTGGCTAGCAGTTGCTGTGAACTCGGTAACGGTTCTGTATGCTGTGGTTGTTACGCCTGTTACTGGGATACCAAGATAACGGCATGAGATGTTACCTGTACCGCTCGGAGGCGCAGCTGAGAATGTAATCGTGTTACCAACAACACCATATGTGCTTGGGTCTTGAAGAACGCCAGATACCGCTACAAGAACGTTAGTAACCCCAGCAGGAGCCACCGACATTGTAAATGCCGTAGTAGAGCCGTTACCAGAAAATTGGTCGGTAACAAAAGCCGATTGGTATATGGGGTTTCCTATAATTGCCAAAATAAACTCCGATACGCTTTAGTTTTGCGGAAGTTTTTGCAAGTTATGCACATACGAGTCTTTCTATCCGTATTAGGGTTGAGCTTCCAATAAGTATTCTTTTCAGTAAACTCATGCCCGTGTTTACAATACGTAACCAGTCGTTGTGGGTTCAATACCCCCCGCAATCCACGCTGAACATTTATCTTATGCGTAACTGCTTCTAAATGCTCTGGGTTAACGCATGCTGGGTTTCTACATAAATGGTCTAAGTGCATATTATCTGGTATTTGACCCTTAAATGCCACATATGCTAGGCGATGCGCATACATAGATTTGCCTTGATATGGTGTTCTACCATAGCCAGCCGTAGTTAGCTTGCGATTCCATACCCAGCAACCATTATCTGCTGGTGTAGAGCAAGACTTTATGCGGTCAGGTAAAGATGCGTATGGCATTATTCAAAAGAAAGCTGTCACAATAATTACACCGGAACCGCCGTTTCCACCAGTTAACCCACCAAAAGATCCACCAGCGCCACCAGCACCTACAGCATAAGAGTATGTAGCGGCTGGAGACGTTATATAAAACTCACAGTAGCCGCCAGCACCACCACCGCCAGCACCATAAGGTTGTCCTGAGTTTGATCCGCCGCCAGCACCGCCACCACCGCCCGTATTAGGTTTACCCGACTGTCCACTAACATTGTTTGAACCACCTTGCCCACGGCCCTCGCCACCAAAAGCAGACGCACCACCATTTCCACCCCAAGCCCCTGTGTTGGGAACTGCGTTAGGGCCCCCATCGCCGCCTTGTAAGGCTAAACCTACAGCCCCCGAAGGGAGAGCAGCAGTTCCACCCTTACCACCATTATCATTTACTATTCCACCACCACCACCACCAGCAAGACCGCCAGAGCCAAATGTAGTGTTCCCGCCGCCAGCACCATTACCTGCGGAAGAGTTAGCGGCGGTTCCACCGCCACCGCCACCACCAACCATTTTTACATATAAATAACGGCAGTTACTAGGTGTTGTATACGTCCCAGAGCCAGATGTATAAATAGTTATTTGAGGCGCACTTCCAGTAATTATTGGAGATGTAATAGTAGGCGAAGTAATAGTAGGTGAAGTAATAGTAGGTGAAGACTGTGTGCCACCATTAATTACTGGGCTAGTCAGCGTAAGCGGAGCGTCTAAACCTTTTTGATTTACTGTGGAGATGGGCATTATGCGACTCCTTTTAATGCTTGAACTTCTGCTTTAGTTGCGTCTAGTTCTGCTTTAAGTTCTTGGATTGCAGCGGTTAGTGTAGCCACAAGGAAAGAGGTGTCAATGCCTTGATATTTAGGTCTTGTTTGCTCGTTGCCTTCTTCGTCAATATATGTTTCAACAGCATCCTTTTCACCAGTTACGCAATCAGGCACTACTGCTTGTAGTTCGTGAGCAATAAAGCCTTGACCATTAGAGCCATCTACTTTCCATGTATAAGTTACAGGTTTAAGTTGTGCGACTTTAGCCAAAGCACCTGTCATTGGTGCAATGTTTTCTTTAAGTCGATAGTCGGATGAAGTAACATAAGCAGTAGCACTAAGTGTATTTGTAATGCTACCTACTTGACTGCCGTTTCTATAAAACAGAACATAATTTTCTGTTGCGGAAGTTGAACGCAATTCATTAAAAAGCATTGGTTCAATACCAGCACTACCATTGGCAGTTAAAACAAGTCTTTGTGTACCACTAGGGCTTGAAGTTCCACCGATAAAAAGAGTGCCAGCAGAGTTAATACGCATACGCTCTGTAGCAAGGGTAGAAAAACCAAGCATATCGTTATTAGGTCTAAATAAGCCAGTACCATATGCAGTTGTATCGCCTGTAATAGCTATTGCTTGGTTTGTTCCGCTACCATTTACTCTTCCTCTAACAATTAAATAGCTATTGTCGCCACCTGTAGAGCTTTGCCTACCGACATACACAGTTTTATTTGCAGTATCTACAACTAAATCACCAGCAGTAACTCCAGCAGAGCTTGAAGAAACATCTAGCTTTCCAGTAGGACTAGCCGTACCAATCCCAACATTACCACTAGAGTCAATACGCATACGCTCTGTTCTAGAAGCAGTGCCACCGTTATATAGTGCTATTCCTTCTGCAGTGCCTACAGTGACCCGACCTAAACCTGTAACGTAGTCAACAATTACCCCATCAACAAATGAGTTACCAAAGTCACCTTCGGCTAAGTAACCACCAGTAGCCCTGATGTCACCAATAACGGTTGGGTCTTGGGAGATGGCTTGGTAAGTTGTAATCAGACTTGTGTACTCAACCCAGATGTTGTTTGTGCCAGATAGCGGAGCGCTAGAGAATGTAATTGCATTACCAGCTACAGTAAAAGACGAGCTAGGGTTTTGGATGACGTTATCTATTGCAACAATCACCTGCGCTACAGAAGCAATAGGGCGAGATAAAGTAAACGTTACAGTAACGCCATCACCATTGAAGTAATCAATAGCTGGAGTAAAGCCTTGGTTCTCTACTGTATTACCGATGTATGCCATATTAGGTCGCAGTCAAAGCAGAAACAAACGCATCACAAGAAGTCGCTGTACCAGCAACAACAGTCAACGAATCACTAGTCTTCATAACCACACGGTTGCCTTGGATCACCTCAAGCGAACCACCAACAGGCACAGTAGCTTGATAGACGAGGTAGTAGTTCACTGAACTACGAGTAATGTAGGCACTAACTGTAATTGGGCTTGCCCCTGTATTTGCTAGGATAAGGCTTGATACCGCAACAGTGCCCGAAGCAATTGATGAGATAGCAGTTGAGCCAGACGTACTAACGTTCTTTACCGCATAGGAATTGTTTGAATAAGTTGGCATATTAACCCATCATAAAAGATAAAAAGTACGCATCGTCAGGAGTGGCGGCTGTGTTGGCTGCCCATGTTGGGGCTGTGCCATTTGAAGTAAGGATATAACCGTTAGCACCAAGCGTTAATTTGTCCAAAGAAGTTGTGGTGTTTGCAAAGAGCATATCGCCCACTGCATAACTAGAAATACCAGTACCGCCGTAAACCGCACCAATCGTAGTGGCGTTCCAAGTTCCTGAACTAATTGTGCCCAGTGCAGATACATTATTAGACGCATCAAGGTTTACAGACTGCTCAGACGGATAGGTAACAAAGACTGTCTGGACACCAGTAGAAAAGTTAATTAGCGCAGTAGTGCCTAGGCTATTGGATAAAACAGTAGTACGAGCAAGAGTCGGTCCAGTAGTTGAGTACGTACCAATTCCGACTTCCCAGTTGTTACCGCCTTGGTCAGCAATCGTGTAGAACGTAGTATTCCCGTTGCCAATAACGGCAAACGATTGGAAACCTAGAGCCGCCCCTAGTAAGGTAACAGCACCAGTACCTGGAGCAGCGGCTGTTTCTTGGACACGATCTGCTAAAACCAGAGCCATTTATAGCTCCTTAGCCAGCGGCAGATAGGGTGTACGTAACGTTGATGGTATCGCCAGAAGTAACTGTTTTAGAACCAGCCGTAAACGCACCGATACTAAATAGTGTGCCTGTGGTGTTATCAATCGCTGTAGATCCACCCACGTTAATGAACGCACCGTAAACAGTACCCGAACTAGTCATGCTAAACACGACAGCGGCACTTGTTGCCAAAACGGAAGGGTTTGCGGTTGTAGCTGCTGAAAAACTTGGGGTCTTGCGTGTACCAGAGTACGTAGGGGCATTTGCACCGCCAACTTCAAACCAACCAGCATGGCTAGCTTGAGTATCTGCATAAGCAGGAGTAAACGTAGCTGAACCATTAGCGCCTCCTAAGCCCATAACAATAGCGCCACCGCCTGTATTGCCAAAGTAAGAGTCCATTAAGTTCTTACGACCTACGTTGGTGGTAAGGTTTTCAATAGTGTCAGACCACTTTTCAACGCCGTTAGCGTCATAGCATGTAGCTACATATACGCCTTCTAAGCCTACAGTCTCAACAGCCCCACCACCAAAACAAGCGGTTGCCGCAGTAATGTCGCCAAATTTTGTTATTTCGGAACTCATAAATACTCCTTATGTAAATCTAATAATGGCGTTTGTTGCGTCCGCCGTTGGGAAAGTTACAGTAAACGTATTAGTAGCTGTTTTATCTGAACCAAAATCTAACACCGCAACTGCCGCATTTGTAGTGCTATTGTAGATCAAGGCACCTCTAGCAGTAAAGCTAGCGGGGTTCCAAGTAGTGTTCTGAAACGATATATACGCTACCTGATCTGTAGTCGCAGGAACAATAGGAGTTAGGGTATTACCCCCAGCCGTATAGCCTGTACCCGTTATTTCATTGGTTGTTGTGTAAATTAGGGTTTCGTAGGATAAATTAGCAAGTGCCGTATACAGGGCTATCTTATATACGTACGAAGTGCCAGCAGCAAAGTTCTCCAACCCGCTTAAGCAGTTCTTTTTAAATACCGTACATTGACCTTGTTGAATAGGCATTATGGGTTAACCTTAATCTTTGCTTGCCCATCCCTGTAGGCATCACCACGCTCAAGACCTGTACCAAGACGGTTGAGCTGCGACATGGCATCTTGAAATTGCTTTTCGTAATAAGCGACCATATCCTGCTCACCTTTTTGGAACAGAATAGCTTCACGTAATGAGCCATATAGCAAGCAGGGGTCGTAGTTATCGCCAAGCCAGCTTGTACCAAGGGTGTTATCAACCGCCGTAACAGTAAAAGCAAAGCCAGAGCCAGTACCCCCAAGGTTCGTTGTAGAGGCTGAAACAACGTCACCAACCACATAAAAGTTACCAAGATTGTTAAAGCGGACGTTCGTAACTACGTTGCCAGATACCGTAATATTAGCCGTTGCGCCCGCTCCAGAACCGCCTGTAATAGGCACGTTACTGTACAAGTTGTTGATATAGCCAGATCCTGCCGTGATAGTTCCCGCAGAAATAGCCCCCTGCACAATTGATGTAGGGTAGTAATAGTAGTGAAGCTCAACGTTATAACTAGAGTCTGGGGTAGGTCCTAGAATAAAAGACAGTTCGTTAGTGTTCGTGTACTGAGACCCAAACAAAGCATAGTACTTAGGCAACCCTGTATCTGTAGGCTGTGGGTACGATTCACGAATAAAGTTAACATCTTTGTTAAGCAAATAGTCATAGCTTCCGTCGGCTTTAATCACTGCCATTGAAAAACTAGACAGGTAGTCATTTGGGCAACTTAAGTACTTATTACTAGCCGTAAGCGTACCTGTCACGTTTTTACGTAACGACGGTATTTGAACTGTGTTGTATATCCGCTCTTCTGCTTGACGGACAAAAGTAGATATATTCTCTACGAACAGTTGTTCGCTAGACTCCGCATAGTCCTGAACGGCTTGATATAGCTGAACGTAATTCACTAGCCCATCTTCCCACTAGACATTCTGCCTTTAGTTGCAGCACCAGCACCACGCATCTCAATCTTGCCGTACTGATCTACAGGCTTGCCATTACCTTTACTAATCCCGTCAACTGAGATATTCATAGTCGCCATTTCTTGTGCGCCAGTCATACCTTTAGAAGTTAACCCCTTAGCAGAGATTGTTTTGCCCTTCATGGTATGGGGAGGAGCATAGACTTTAGCCTCTCCAACTTCTTTACCCATTACTTTTTTAGAATAATTAGCCATTATCGACCTCTTCCAGCGGTTTTCCGCATACCTTGATTAGCAACACGGGCTAAGTTACGGCCCATTTTTTTCATAGCCATAGAGCTAACGCCATGTTTAGCGGTTTTAGCCTTCATACCTAGAACTTTAGGACCATCATTACCTAGATTTGTACCTTCGGTCTTGCCTTTTTTAGCAATCCCATCTGCGTCTTTCTTAAACATTTTTAACTCCTTAAGTTGTCGTTACCGTTACATTACCTACTTGCCCTTGTGAAATCAAGTAATTTGGTGTTAAACCATCATCATCTGCTCTTGACCCCCCAACAGGGTTCCAACTCCACTGAAATACTCTACTACCGCCTTCTGGATACCCAACACCCTGTAAGGTGGGAGCATTTGTTTCATTAATCTGTAAACCGCTATTGCCAGACTGCAAATAACTAACATCAGGTCTTGGCTCTCGTACCGCTTGTGGATCATTTACTGGATACAAACCTAACGACAACTGAGGCTGATCTGGATCCCAACAGCTAGGGCAAACCTTAATGTTCTTTATTTGTTGTTTAATAACTAGCTTTCTAAGCTCCTTTAACTTGTACCGCTGACCGCATCGGTCGCATTCGGCAATTGCAAATTTGCCACTACTAAATTTATTAGGCATTATGAATAGAACGTATTACGAGGAACAAAACGAATAGCGGCCTTCTCCCTATCTTCGTCCGCAGCCAATTGAAACTGTTGTTCGTACTCTGTTTTAAGCATAGGGATCCGTCCAGGATCAACGCCAGGCAGCTTACTGCTTAAGTAATATGCCAATCCAGCCACCATACAAGGGATAAAACGGAACGGAATATCCTGTGTGCGCACACCCGTACCGCCGTCTTGAATACGACGCATACGGTAATAAACTAAAGTAAATTGGTTGCCTGGTGGGTTAGGGGTAGGCCAAACATTAATAGAAGGAAGTTGATTGTTAAACACACTTGCCGCTGTTGAATGAGACGCAGCTGTGGTGCCGTTCTGACCACGCCAAGCGTTAAGTATTTGATTTCCAACAATATTTTGATAACCAATGGTCTCGTTGTCAATATTGATAAAACCTTGAGTTGGAAGATTAGCAGCATTCGCTAGGGTAATTGTGGTGTCAGAAGCGTTAATCCCACCGTTTAAAGTTGTTTGGGCAACGGAAGAACTACCCCCACTCTGGCGATTAACCCACATCTGAATAGGACGTCCGTTGGTATTCTTATTTGGGATCGTAATATAAGTAGACTCACTAATACGGCTTAAATTGATGTCAATTTGATTAGACTGGCTACCGTTATTTGTACGAGTTACAGCATCTAAAATATCAATTGTATCCACAGGCAAGGCATAAATAGCCTGATTTGTGTTCATAACAATTTGGCCCTGCTCAACCGTCCACAAGTTAATGCCACGGTTTGCCCACTCAATAGTAAGCAAGTTCAAAGACCGTCGTGCAGTCCTAAAGTCATAGCCAGATCGAACTTCTAAACCACAACGCTCAAACGCCTCCTCAATGAGGTCGTTCATGTCTAGATTAAAAGCTGTGGTACCTGTAGTAGTCATATCTTCCTATACGGTTTTACTTTTGCTTTTACTGTTTTTGGCTGGGGCACGAACTGTTTTCCCTGTGCTTTTCCTTGCCGTTTTGCCCGTGTTGTTGCTGCGTACTCTTGTGGGCTTAACGCTTGTATTGCTCTTTTTGGCAGGTATCGCTCCCCCGTCTCGGACGACTTCTTCCCTGACTTGGTTGTCCACTCTTGGTCGCCCCAAGCTTTTAAAGAACGTTGCGATGCGGCTAAACCACCCCCCGCCATCTTCTTCTTTTTGCTGGCGCAATGGGCTTTCTCCGAGAACCCCTTTGGACTCTCGCAGTTGATCGACTTTTTGCGCTTGTCTGACCATTTCACTTGTAGCCCCCGCCTTTTTCTTTATAGCGTTTAGCTAAAAGTTGAGCTTTCCGAGCAGACCATTGACCCGCTGCTGTACCATGCGTAGCCGATGCTTTAATACGATTAAATAAAGCCTTACGCATACCAGGTTTCGTATAGTTACCAGCTTTGTTAACCGTACCGCCCTCTTTATATTGTGTAAAGTCCGTATCATCTCTGCGAGCTTTTTTCTTACCACCAGGTATTTTAGAAGGATTAATGGCACCCATGCCACGACTTGGTCTCATGCTCTAGTCCTTCCTCTAATTGCAATACCATCAGCCCGTTTAGAAGCACTAACTTTACCGCCAGCTTTAAACGGCTTGTCTAAACCCTTCATACCACTAAAATCTCCACCGCCAGGACTGCCAGTAGGCTTAGATAGTCTGCCCATATCTTGCAGTCTTTCAGCATAGGTGCGTGGGCTTTCAGCTTTAACTTTTGCCTTGTGCTCTTCTGCCATTTTACTTGCTTCAGCCTTAGCCCGATTCGATTTAGCTTTTTCTAAATCTGCGTCAAACTGACCAGGACCATGCTTTGGCTTGGCTGGATACTTCTCCTGCCCATCACCGCTAGTCTTTTTAGAAGGATCTACAGGCTCAATTGGCATTTAGCAAGCCTTGCCGCCTGATTTCATCTTAATCATTGTGCCTTTGGTTTTACCTTTAACTTCAATACCGCCACCTTTTGCCATATTGTGCATACGCTTCTCATGGCCTTTGACAGCCTTGGCAGCTACCGTTTTCATCATTGGCTTATCTTTGGCAATGTCTGAATGCGCCATACCGCCGTGTTTCATGCCTTTTTTGGCAGGAATAACTCCTTTAGCCATAAGAACGTCAGCTTTAGTTACTTTGCCGTCTTTGTTTTTATCTGGAAATTTTTTCATGGTACCGCCTTCCTTAAAAGTTTTGCCTTTATCGGCTTTGTTAAACTCCCGCCCCACGGACTGTGGGATCCCAACCTTCTTGGCAAACGCAGGATTATTTGCGACTGCCGCCATCAAATTGTGTTGCTTCTTGCTAGTACTAGGCATTTATTTTGCCTTGAATAAGTTGGTCAATTTTGCTTTCAAGCTTGTTAAAGCGCTGGTCAATGTGCTGCATAATGCGATCAACTTCTGCTTGAGTAACGTTATCACGAGCTACCTCCTCACGAGTTTTATTTAATAGGATGTTAAGACGCTGTATTTCCGAAGCCTTATCATGCCCAATATAGGCAAGAACACCAAGTAAAGCGGTTAGCACTATATTCCACAGCATCATTTCCATTACACTATCCGCCCTTTAGTCTTGCCTTTAATAGCACAACCATCGGCACGTTTAGAAGCTGAACCGACCATACCGCCTTTGGCTTTTTTAACAGGTTCAGGTTTTGGTTCTTTCTTTTTCTCAGGTCCAAAAATTTTGTCCCGTAGCTTAACCATGGGGTTAGCTTCGTTTTCTTCCCGCTCAAGGCGATCTACCATTTCTTGTGGCAACTCATCTTTTTTCATACCATCTTCCCTTTAGTTTTGCCACGTACTTCACAGCCACCACCACGCACGGCTCCGCCTTCTTTGCAGTTCCAAGCCCGTAGGGACTTGTTGATGCGGCTATCTGGATCGTTAGCAGTTTTAGCTGAAGTTAATTTACGCTTCATACCCTTCATGCGGGCGCAGAACGAATCCCGTCTTGAACCACCCTCTGGCTGTGGACGCTTAAGTCCAGGCTTGCCAGGATTGGCTGCATTGTAGGAAGCCCTGCCCTTGGCGTTTAAACCACCAGCAGGGTTCTTACCTTCTTTGCGAGTCCAAGCAGGAGTCTTAGCCATAAAATACAACAACCGATGAAGTGGTTGTTACAGTTCCATGCAAATCGGTCTCAACTAAAATACCTTCGCCTGGAATAATGACGCTATATGCGCCAGCATTTGCCACGGCTGGTGTATTTAAAGTTAAAAGGATTGGTCCACCGCTACCACCGTCTCTAAATACGACAGAACCCGCAGTAGCCCCTGGTATTACATAGAGGCTTTTTATACGGATACGTCCTAAATTTTGAGGGCTTCCAGCATTATTGGTAACTTGTCCAGTCGCAGTTAGCGGTGCTGACGCTTGTACATCTGATTGCATACCCATAATTAATCTCCTATATTAGGGTTAACCCTTAATTAAGAAGTAGCAAATGGTGTTGCAACAGTGCCTGAACCTAGTACTGTACCTGTAACCATGTACTTGTTTGCAGCAATCGCAACAATTTTTACACAAGTACCAGCGACTCCGCCAGTGGTTGTCCCGTTTAAGTTAATAAAGTCGTCACTTGCGCCAGCTACAAAACCTACGGCTGCACCAGAAGTGTCGGTGTCAATGGACAATACAGAGCCTACATACTTGTCTGTGCCGTCAGTGCCGATCTTTAGTGATGAAGTAGCGATTGTGGTTGGAACCCAGATGGTATATACAACACCTTGATTATTGGCGGTGCTTGGATCTTGACCAGGACCAGAAGTGGTTGGGTTTGTAGATACGTTAATAGCAGGTAGGGTTAGGGTTAAAGTAGCCGCTAAAGTACCACCTACAGAAATAATACGTCCACCGTGAGCCTCTGGGCTTAGGGTAGTGTCAGCTGTAATTGCAACAACAGATGCTGGACCTAGTTGATAAATGCCGCCCAATGAACGAATTGGACCTTGGAATGTGGATCGTGCCATGATAATTCTCCATACAAAGTTAGCTTATTAATCGTGTATGCGTCTGCTGGGGCAGTTTAATAAGCGTGTTTCCCAGTTTCAATAATCTTACTACAAACAAATTAAAAAAGGGGAGTTTTTGGCTCCCCTCTTCTTTATGCGCCTTGCGAACCCCACATTCCTAGTGGATCCGAGAATCCGAAGGAATAACGCTCACGAGACTTGTAACGGACGTTACCAGTATCAAAGTCACCGTCCATGCTGTTGCTCAAAGGAGTACGAATAAAGTGCTTCATACCATTTGGAACATCAGTACAGATAAAGTAAGCATTTGGATCGGTCAGGTAGTTATTAACTGTATAACCTTCTGGGATCGAACCATTGTTTACGATGGCGTTGATGTCGTTGTCAGTTGTACCAACACGCAATTGAGTTTCGAGCAAACGAGTTGCAACGAACTGTAGTGCAGGTGGAACAATTAACTTACGTGGTTTAGCAGCGATTAACAAGCCACGCTCGTCTGTCCAAGCAGCGATCTGAATAACTGCGGCTTCCAAAGAAGTCTCATTCAAATCAGCCATTGTGGACTGAGTATTGCTGTTAGTGCCACCAGAAACCAATGGATGTGCGGTGCTAAATAAAGCCACACCGTCACCACCAGCATATACGCCAGCAGAGAAACCGTTGTTTAGAACGGAAGCTGCCTTAGTTTGCTTGGTGTATGCCATAGCACGAGCCAAAGCCTTGGTATAACGAGCGGATAAGCTGTCATACAAGTTGTCCTCGATTGCCTCTTCCGTTAGGGAGAAGCCAAGGGCGATGGTCTCATGGTTATAGCGAGCTGTGAAAGCCTCTTGTGCATTGTCATAAGCGATGGCAGAACCTTCGTTTTTGACTGGTGCAGCGGAGAAGCCAGACAGTTTTGTTTCTTCTTCGAACGAACGCTCAGAGGTCTCAGTTTCATAGATCTCTTTATGTTGTTCACCATACGTTGCGTACTCTAAGCCAAACAAAGCGTTTAAGCCTGGAAGCAACTCTTTCAGTAGTTGTGCACGTGAAATAGCCATTTTCTAAGCTCCTTATACGCCAGTTGAGTTGTTGTACTGGTGCATAGTCGCATTTATCTTAACGATAAACTCAACGAATGTATCAGTGCCAGTTGCAGTCTCTCTAACCACATCAATAATACGAATAGGTAGAGTATTAGTAGTAGCTTGTGTTCCTTCATCAATCGCAACTTTGGAGTTACCAGTAGTGGTAGAACCAGCGTTTTGAATTAGAGCAATGTTGTTACCGATGGCAGAAATGCCCATGCCAGCAACAGTTGTTCCTGAAGAACAAGAAACTACTTGGAACAGCGTATCAGGATCGTCTGCAACCACGGCAAAAATCTTGGTTCCAGATTTGATTGACTGACTTGCTGGGTAAAACTGCTGTTGTTGTACTTGACCAGTAGAACTATTGGTGAAACTAACACCTAAAAACACACCGCAAGGCGTGGCAGTAGTTGTGCCAGTGTCTTTCTCAATTGTTCCATCGGAAATACGTTTTACTAAATCACCATAAAAAATGTTTGTAGCATAGCCACTTGCAATTTCCATTTGACGAGTTGCTCCCGCAAAGACTTGTCCGCCAATTAAATTAACGGGTCTTAGTCCATACGGTGCGTCTACGGTTGGATAAGCCATATTAAGCTCCTAAATAAAATTAACCTTTACCAAAAGTTGTCGTGGACTTGCTCTCTTTAAAGAGCGGCATCCTTGGGTCACTTTGGCGCATAAGGCTACTGTCTACAGCTTCCATCTGATTTTCTGTTTGCTTTTGGTAATGTGCATTACGTTGAGCAACAAACTCTTCTGGAGTCTTGCAAAGCAATAACCCGCCAATCTCAATATTGTCCTTAAAGCGACTATTGGGATCAACTAGCAGTTGAAACTTGGGTTGTTCTTCTAACGCTACAGGCTCCCAACCTTCTCTTAGTTTCCCAGAGAGATTGCGAGGGTCCGCCTGATTCAACGTTGAAGTACGAATCCATCTATACGCATACCCAGCCTGTTTGTCAGGCTCAGGGAGCAATTCTGCTGGCGCCCACTGCTTTGGACGTTCGCTTGTTGCACGGGTATCTAGTTCGCGAGCAAGTTTATTTGTAGTCATGTTAAGCCTCCAGTTTTTGCATTTCACGAGCATATTGCTCAGGGGTCAAACCAAGTTTTTTGGCAATAGCCACTTGACTTGCTTTTAGCACAATTCTTTTTGACGCCGTGCTACGCGTTGCTGGTGCAACTACTGGTGCTGATCTACTTTCATTGCGCTGACTGGGCTTGTCGCCCCCAACCTGCGTTTCTACTTCTAATTCGTCCGAAAAATTTTCGGGAAATCGTTTGCGCATAGTGCTATCTATACGTTTGAAATACTCTTCGGTACCAATATAACCTTTACCAAATTCTTTTTCAAGCTTTGCATGCGTACCCAAAGCCAAGGCAGTCATCTCTTCATCAGGCCCATACCAAGAGTTTTTATCAAGCCACTTAGCAGTTAACGGGTCGATCTTCGGACTTTCTTGAGTCTGAGTCGTTTGTTGTGCTATTTGTACATCATCTTCTTGAATTTGTAAAGAAGGTTTAAAGTTTTTAGCTCTGTCTTGTTTTAAGCTAGCTTCTGTTAATTTTTGCTGAGCTTCAACAATTCGATCTGTATCTCCCGAGTCATATGCGTCACGATAGACTCGTTTTGCCATTTCTAACTCTGTGTCAGCAGCATTTTGTACAGTTTCAATATAAGTTTTTTCGCCATCACTATATTGTTTCTTAAGTCTTTGATTTTCTTGAGAAATTTGTTGTGCAAATCGAATTGCCTCTTCTTTTTCTCTTTCTGCTGCCTCTTTAACACGACGCTCATCATGCCAAGCTTTTTTCATTTGCTCAAGACGCATTTTTACCTTATTGGAATACTCCATAAGGTTGTCATCATCAAGTTCTTTTTTTATTTCGTCAGGCAACGGTTTAGCTTGCCTATCTTCTACTGGAGTATCGTCCTCAATTTCTACAGCAAATTCTTCAGTTTCTGCTGTTTTTGCTTCTGTATCTAAGGGTTTACCCTTATCTTCTGCTTCGTGAGGAAATTTAAAGTCATCTTTTTGAATTTCAGCCATGTTTTATCTCCTAAACAAATTTACGTTTAATACCACGAGGATCTTGGACTACAGCCTCAACAGAGTCATCATTAATAATACGAAACTCACGGTCATGGATAACTAATCTTGTACCAGCATTAGGACGCACCAAAATAAAATCGCCTTTTTTGCACCAAGGCCCATTAGGAAACCTTGTTTTATCTTGATAACAATCTGGACCCATATCAACTACAAATAAAACCGTAGTTAATAATTCGTCATGTCGACGGGTTTCATCAGCTTTAATAAGACCGCTGTCAAAAGCTTCTTCAGCCTCTGGAATTGCGCAAAGTATCCTATACCCTTGAGGTATAGGGAGTTGTTTGGCTTTTTCTTCTGCTTCTTTATGCAAAACTGTACTTAAATCTACTGCTTTTTCCAAATCAATGACGTTAGTCATCAGCGTTCTCCAGATTTTTTGCGAGGTCTAGTAAATATGACTCAGCAGTAAGAAGGCCTCGTATCTCACCACAAAGTGCGCGATATTCTGCGTAATCCTTAGCTGCGCCACTGGAAACGGCTTCAGCTATTTGGTTGCGCTTATCTCTGTACTGTTTAAGCAGTACCTCAAGCGTTTTGTCCATCAATCACCTTTCTTTTGCGCCTTTTTATAGGCGATGTCTGCACCAATCTTCAAACCTTCCAACTCCATCTTAGCTTCTAGGTCGGCTTTATCTTTGGCTACTTTAGCTCCAACTTGCATACCAGCAATTTCTTTTTGTGCTTCTATACGATCACGTTCAATTTGAAGTTGATCTTCTTTAGCTGCTGCATCAACTTGAAGTTTTTGTTGCTTAAGTTGCAGGTCTGCTTGCTTCAGTTGTAATTCCATCTGTTGCATTTGGACCAGTGGGTCTTGCGCCGCTTGGGCGTTTTGTTGCGCTTGCGCTTCTTGCTGATTCTGTTGCAAGAGCTGTTGTGTTGCTTGAGCAGCGAGTTGCGAGATTCTGACTTCCAAATGCTCTGGAATGCCTTCCTCTTCGTATTGTTCGTTATCAGGTGGAAGCTCCATGCCCATACGCATTTCCATCTGCTTACGATATTCATAGCCAATGTGTTCATTAACATGAGCCATCATAGCGGCCTGTATCTGTTGTGCCATTGGGTTCATACCAACCAATTGTTGAATCTTAGGATCTTGCATTGCACCCATATGCACCGCAATATGAGCTTGATGGTCCTGATAAAGGAAAGCCTTGACAGGCTTCATCATTAGAACGTTTTGATTCTCAGTAACAGGATCCATTGGTTTTCTGTCGTCTTGAGACGGCACAAGCTTTGAATAATTTTTGATACCCAACACGTCTAACATCTGACGATGTAAGAGTGGAAGATCATAGAGCTGTGGTGCAGTTTGAGCGAGTTGTAGAGCTGCTTGATATTGCACTACTTTTTGCGACATAGTAGCCGCGTTGGGGTCTGATACAGGTATGACGTTTACTTGGTCATAGTCTGATTTCTTAGCTCTACGACTGCCTTCAATTGGCTCATAGGCATATTCATCAGGGGTATAGTCTGCAATAATTTTCTTTAAGAGCCGGAACTCCTGCTTCATTGCATAGTGAATACGAGCCTGTACTGCACTCATTACTTTTAATGTTCTTTCTAATATCGCAAGCGTGGTTCCCACTGGCGAATTAGCAGACATGTCGCTAACTTTCATATCTGCTGCTGCAGCAAAACGTCTTCCTTCGTCAATGATTTGATTCATCAACTGATACAAAGTCTGACTTGGTTCCTTATATGGAAGAGGCAAGATGTTATCCCGCATAGTCCCACTAGGTACATCAACGTCTCTGAACTCTCCAGGAGCTATCGGCGTGTCGTCGCCTTTAACCCGTAAGCCCCTCGTTTTGAACCCCCCTGGAAGATTAGAAAGAGTACCAGCATCAACAAGCTGACGAAGAATGCTAGTACCAGACTTAGCAAAAGCCCCAATGAGGTGAATAAGACCAAAACAATAAAAACCAAAACCTGGAATATAACCGTAATGAACGAAGTGGTTACGTTTCGCATGCGTATCATCATCTGGCTCCCAGTTACGTCGAATTGCAAGAATATTACTTGTTCCTTTTTCAATAGTAACTACATAAGGAAGAGCAATACCTGTTAGTTTGCCTTTGTCATCTTTATGCTCGTGACCAGGAAGATCTAAACTAACATGCATCTCAAGAAGTTTAAAGCGATCATCCGATGTAGCTCTAAAGCCCATCTTCTCAGCAATTTTCTTCTCTACTTCGTCTAACGCATTAACGGGATCACCCAAGTCAACTTCACGATAGAAACCTGCGACTTGCAACTTAATTAACTCATTCTTGGTCTTGCGCATCACGTGCGTGACCCGCTCAGAAGTTTCAATATTACTAGAGCCGTAAGGAACAACGATGTCTTCTGCAGGTACAAATATAGATGCTTGACGCTCTAGATTTGGATCGTAATAAACTTTCTTAAACGCATTACCCGATAGACCTAAGCCCCATAACATGCGCTCATGTTCAGGTCTGTATTCCTTCATTACATCTGTTAGCTGGTAGTTCATGTCTTCTTTGACACGTTCTGCCGCATCTTTTTTCTCTGGCGTCTCACGACCAATGATTTCAATCTTTACAGGACCTGCTGCTGGAAAAGTCTCCATCATGGTTTCTGATTGGAACTTCACCAGTGCTTCAGAGAGGAGGGGGTGATATACACCACAGGCGCCTTCCCATGGTTCTGTGCGTTCTTCAATCTTCATACCGAGTAGCTCTAAGCCATCGACATAAGTCTGCATCCAGTCTTTACGAGAAGAGACGTCATCATCAAAATCACTAATTAAATCATTAGCTAAAGATTGAAGGTCTTGCTCGCTCATGTCCTCTGCAAGATTTGCACCAAAGTCTTCTTCGTCTTCGCCTTTTTCTATTCTTAGAATAGGCATTCCATCAATACCAATTTCAATGGACTCTGGATCTTCAATAGCAATTTCAATAGGCATTTCTTCCATGGCTAATTGATCCATGCCTAACGGTGCTTGATATAAACCTTTTTCTATTGCCATAGTTGTGCCTTATACGTTGTAGTACCCTTTGTGCTTACGTGATCTAAACGCCATTGGCTCGTCTTCATAATCAGATTCCAATGATACAAAGCCACCACGCCTGAATCTTAACAGGGCTTGTGACATGCTGTCTACTAAGTCATCATGCTCTCCACTAGGAAAAGATGCAACTTCTTCTATAAGTTCTTCCGCCCAGTGTGTTTGAGGAACCCAGACTTTTCCAGAAGCAAATATGTCTGCTACCGCATTTAGACGAGCAATCTTGTCATTGCCCTTGCTGGGGGTGAACTCTTGGACAGGAATACCCATTGCCCTAAGCTCAAATATTAAGGGAGACCCTGCCGCCTTGGCTTCGACAATCATAGCGTCTGGTTCCCACTCTTTATATTCTTCATAAGCCTTTTGTTTTAATTCTGGAAACTCCATACGGCGTTTAAATGCATTTAATAGGATGATATTAGCGCCAGGAACCCCTACCGCATTGTCCCGATAGAACACACCCCACGTTGTACAGGCTGAATAGTCTGCCCTTTCTGACTTTAAGAACGCCGTATCCCACGACTGGATGACAAATTCACAGCTAGGAGGGCTATCTTGGTCCCAAATCTGCCACCATTCCCGTTTGACGATTGCCGAGACGTCAGAAGTAGGTGCTTGCATGTACTGAGCCTGCCATTTACCCGCTGGAAGCTCATTTTTGAGGGCTAAAAGCTCTGTTTGGCTCCAAAATTCAGGCCAAAGTGGCTGTCCATCGTCAAAAATAGCTGGAAACTCAATAAGTTTCCATCCCTCGCCCTCTCTTTGAGCATCTGCTTTGATAACTTGACCCGTTAAGTCCTTCTTAGACCACCGGGTCATCACAATAATGATCGCCCCACCCGGTTGCAGACGCTGTCTTGGACCCGATGTGTACCATTCGTAGGTCTTATCGTAGATTTCTGGGTTAGTTTCGGCTATTGTGGCTTCTTGTTCTGAATGCGGGTCGTCAATAATGAGTATATCTGCGCCCTTACCAGTGACCGCTCCACCAACACCGATTGCAAAGTAATCTCCACCCTTATTAGTTGCCCAACGGCCTGCGGCTTTGCTATCTGCTTGGAGCCCAACTCCCGGAAATATTGACTTGTATATGTCTGAGTCGACCAAATTACGGACTTTGCGTCCGAAGCCCACAGCAAGCTCAGCGGTATGGGAGGTTTGAATAACTTTCTTCTGAGGAAATTTGCCCAGAAACCAAGCAGGAAGGAGGTAACTAGCAAATTCAGATTTTGTATGCCTAGGGGGCATATTGATAATAAGTCTCTTACACGTTCCATTTGCTACCTCCTCAAATGCGGCTGCCATATCCTTGTGGTGGCGACCTTCTATGAACACAGGCCAGACCTTCTTTACAAACGACATGAAGCGAATCTGCGCCAACTCTTTGTTTTGAAGCTTTTCTAATAACTCTAAGTCCTCTGCGAGCTTTAGCTGCTCCGCTTCAGACAACATAGGAAGAATCTTGGGTATATCTTTAAGGGATATGGTATCGAGGAGGCTACTCATATTTATTTTTAATTAGCCCTCACTTTTTGCCTTCAGGCTCGTCTACCGTCGCTTCTGCGTTTACCTCTACTGGAGTACCCATATCTACCACACCCAGGACGTCGTCTAAGGTATCTGCGCTCATAGTGTTCTCTGGGGTTATATCTCTAGCATTCAGTAGGCGCTTGACCCGCTCCTTAATAGCGTCTTCTAGATCGGATGAGTTTTTGTAGGTCACGGTCACTTCGGAACGCTCTGTAAATAAGGCTATATCGGAGTGCTTACCTAGGAGCTCTAATGCTTTGAGTTCAAACCGGGGGTCCCCACAGTTCGCTAGCTCTAGTAGCTTATTGGTAAGCGCCGCACGAACGTCGCTCATCTCGGCGGCTATACGCCCGCTATATACACGCAAAAATTCTCGTGCAGCAAATGCAACGGGTGGGGACGCTAGAGCGCCTTTGTTCTGAGTCTTTACGGCTTTATCTAAAAGACCTGCCGTTTTTACTGCGTCTTCTTGGGTGATCTCAGGTGGCGGACCTAGCTGGTCTAGGAGATCTTGGGTGTTAGCAACGACTGCGAGTTCTTCCGCAAAAGACGACGTCTCTACATCCGCCGTGTCGTACGGAGGAGGAATGTCCTTGGTAGGCTCAATATTAATTGTCATTGCAGGGCGTAATACAAATAAATGCGCTCCAGTTTCCCGCAATATAACACAACAAAAATAAAAGGAGCAATAGGTGGGGTACTTGCGGGCCTAGATATGTGAAGCCAAATCCGCTTTCCCCCGTGCTCACGTGAAGAGCAAGAAAATTATATTTGAAAAATATACCCCCCGGGGGGTATTGAAATAAAAAAGGTAAGGGGGGTGTTTCTGTGTTCCACGTGGAACAAAACTTGTGGATATTTAAGTAGGGGGAGGGGGGTTAAGCTACGGTAGACGTATGAGAACGGGGAAAGTGAGGGTGAAATTTTAAAGTTGTGTATCTCTTGTGCAAATTAGTGAGTATAGGTGGACTAACAATCCTTTTTTTAATTTTGGGGTGGTGGGGTCGCATGGCTCGCCACGTCCTAACATTGTTAGGGGTAGGGGGTATTTATAGTTTCCATAGAGTTGAAAATGTAACACAAAATGCTGTATAATAAACTCAAGCAAGCGAAATCTTGCGAGGGCTTCAAGGGTTGAACTAGGTGGGGATCGAATCCCACGTGACTTGCGAAGTGACCGCTTTGACCTAGGGGGTGACAGCCCTAGCGAGTGCGAAGTCAGCCAGTAGTTTTCTTTTAACTTTCTTTCTAAGGAATAATCATGGATCAAGTATTTGATGTTGCTGATTTAATTACTGCTATCGAGCAAGCCCGTGTTAATGTTGCTGAGGGTTTGCGTGGCGCTTATGGCGCTAAGGTTGCATATGCTGGTTTGCTCAATCAAAAATGGGCAAGTTTTGACTGGTTTGAACTTAATCACAATGATTCAAGTGATGAGGGCAAAGCAGTAAGGAAAGAGAAAGAGGCTTTTTACGAAGTCTTAAAGGGTGAGCAACACTCAAACCCCCACAAGATTTGGGGTGACATTCGTAAATACGCTAAGACCGATCGCTATGGCAAGCCAGTAGTTGATGGCGAGCAAGGCGAGGGTGGCGAGGGTGGCGAGCAAGGCAGTGACAACGCCAAGCATAATCGTTCACCCCAGTTGCGTAACCTTGAGGAACTTACCGCATTATTCAAGTTCAATCGTCGCCAAGATTCATTGAGTGACGAACTCAAGCAATGCCAAGCATATATCGCCAAGGCATTGGAATCGTTAGGTGTCAATGTAACAATGATTGGCGACTAACATTGTTAGGGGGGTGCAGTTTGCCCCCCTCTTTCTTTCTCTTACTTTAATAGGTGCAATTATGATTAAGCCAATATTTACCCATGACTGTGATACCTGTAAATTTTTAGGTCATGTTTTAACAGTAAATGGTAATGCTGATGTTTACTACTCATGTGACTCAAGAGAAAATTATCGTAACCTGATTTTTAGGTATAGCGATGAACCCGCAGATTACAGTCATGTCGGAACTGAACGAACTAAGTATTTATTTGATTTTGAATTTTGTTTATAAGCCACCCATGCGGTGGCTTTTTTTTGCCCTTGCCCTAACAATGTTAGGGCTTTTTTGTTTCCATCATTTTCCAAAAATGATAGTTCTTAGAAGGGTGGTAGTCCTAACCCGATTTTTTCCAAGTTTTACCTCGTTGGAAATGATAGTTCTTAGAAGAGTGGTAGCCCATAAGGCAGTCCTAACAATGTTAGGCTTCTTGCAAAACTTTTCTTATAATAGAAGCCTTTGAAATCAAGGACTTGCGTGTATTATAAGAAAACCAAAAACAAAATCTTACAATATAAAAGTCTTTGTAATCAAGGACTTGCAGGGGTTTTTGGGGGTATTATAAGAAAACTGAGAAAATTGAGTGAGCAGGGTCTCGAACGAGGTCTTCACGCAGTGCATTTCTTACATTAGCAAAGGCAAATCCTCTGGGGGTATATAATTTTTTTTATTTTCTTATTTTCTTATATTATCTATTTTTCTCCTCTCCAAGCCTTATACCTATTCACTTTTATATTATAAGAAATATCGTAAGAAAAACCTCCACTTTTCTTATATTACCCCCATTTTTCTTATTTTGATTTCTTATATTAAGTTTCCACGCACCTTGAATATTCTCTTATTTTGTGTTATAATGTAATCTCAATACAACGAAAGGAATATAAAATGCAAATGACAGACAAAATAAAAAAAGTAATCGAGTGGGGTTTTCAGTATGACTCTGAGAAAAATGTGTTCTTCCGTTTTGCACCTGAAAATTATGTCGAAGTGTGGAGGGACGATATTTCTTCTGATTGGATTGTGTTTTATTTAGATGGACAACCAACGCATGATTACTTCATCAAATGGGAGTTGTTTGCCTAAATGGGGAGAGCCTAACAATGTTAGGTTCATTCCTAGAAATTAAAAAATCTAGACAGAATACTTGATTTATCCCTTATTTTGTGTTATACTATACTCATAGTAAAAAATAAGAAATGCAGTTGCAGTAGGAGTCAGTTAGGTTCTCCAACCAACCTAACAATGTTAGGCAGTATCCAAAACAAGGAGTATTAAACATGGAATTTATCGCTAATCAAGATGTAGAAGTAATCGTATCCCAAAAGCGTCAAGGTGCAATTGACGCACAGGCTAGCACTTATGGTGCTAATGTGGAATACGCAGGGGCATTGAACTTGAAGTTCGAGTTCGATTGGTTCGAGTTGCAACACAACGACAGTTCGGACGAAGGCAAGGCAGTCCGCAAAGAAAAGACCTTGTTCTTTGAAGGCTTGAAAGAAATCGGGCATTCCAACCCGTCCAAAGTTTGGAAAGATGTGCGAGATTACGGCAGAGAAAACCGCTACGGCAAACCCGTTGTGCCTACCGCAGAAGGTGCAGATGGTGAGTCCGAGTCCGAAGGGGACGCAAAGCATAATCGTTCCCCTGAGTTGCGGAACATGGAGGAGTTGCTAGCCCTCTATAAGTTCAACCGCAGACAGGAGTCCCTCTCCCCCAAGATCACCAAGGTGCAACAAAAGATTGGTGAAGCCTTGCAAGAGATGGGAGTTGATCTCCATATGATCGCAGACTAATTCTGCCCAACCCCAACCAACCCTGCTACGGCAGGGTTTTTTATTTGCCCACGACCTAACAATGTTAGGTCAGACTTTTTGTCATTCGGCTCTCGCCGAAATGACAGTTCCGAGAAGGGTGGTAGCCCATGGGGAATTCCCTAAAAGTGCGTGGGAACGAGGGTTCAATTCTAGCCAAAAAACTTGATCTGGTCAGTAATTTGTGTTATAATATAAGATATATATGAGAATAAAGATTCGCCCTCATTTTATTTTTTGCAACCCCCTAACAATGTTAGGTCTAACAAGGAGAAGTGTATGAAGTTTATGGATAGCGACATCTTTGCAGTTGCTTTAATTGTGTTCACAGTTTTGTTTGTGTTGGTTCATGTCATTTTGTATATAACTAAATAGGAGGTAGTCATGCGTGTAATCGTTATTTTTGAATATAAGGGTATCCCTGCTGATGGTGAGCAGGCAGATCAAATTGTTGAGGTTGTCGGCAAGGCTTGCGAATCCATGGGTAATGAAGTGGGTGCAGGTGCTTGTTTTGTTGAAGATGTTGAGTGGGACTAAACAGGAGACCTAACAATGTTATATGGCTTTGATTGTGAATGTGGCTTGGAGATACCGATTGGCAGACTTGACCTAGGGTATACGACATGCCTAAAGTGTGGCGACATTGAGGCAAAGCGTGTAAAGCATATTGTGCAAATCCCATATTCCAAGGGTGCGTATCAATATATCCACAACCCACAAGACTTATGTTTTACCAACCCAAAGAGGACAACATGACCGAAGAAGAGATTGCGTTGATACGAGGTATCGAGCAGGTAGATGTAAGCCTTACCGATATTGCGATAACCAAAGGGCATGCCTATGCACAGGGATACAACACTTACATAGGGAAAATTGAAGATCGAGAAGGCTATATGTATCTTAAGCAAGGCTACACAGACGGCTTTCTTGCAGGGTTCGCACACAGAATGGGGGGTGGATAAATGGCGACGCATTACAAGGGACATAGGATTGCTGAGTTGTTGGAGGATATTGATAGGCTCAGTAAGGAGTTGGAAGAGAACCGAGATTCTCTTGAAAACGAGGTGCAAGCGATTAGGGCTATTGAAGCAGAAACATTGCTCGCTATCGCCAAGGCTAAATTAACCGCATTACAAGGAGAGTGATATGACTAGATGGCATGGAGTGCCCGAAGGGGTGAAGTGGGAAAAAGGCAGTTCGATTGAGGATATTACGCTAGACGCACAAGACGAGTTTTATGTGTTCGACGAAGAGAATGGCA